TTGGTTTGGGCACAGCTAGGTTTATAACAGGTAATTTAAACCGTATAGACAAACAAAACATACAACTAAAAACACCTACAGCAAACATAGCCATAAGAGGAACAGACTTTACAGCCACTGTAGATGAGCTAGGTCGTAGCCTTATAATATTATTACCAGATGCTTTTGGTTTATCTAGTGGTGAAATAGAAGTTGTTACAGCTACAGGTAGTGTTTTACTTAATAAACCGTATCAAGCTACAACAGTTGATGTGTTCGAAAGTGCACCTAGTAAGCCTGTAATATTAGATTTATCTTTAGATATTATAGATAATATGCTAATAGTAACTCCTCCGAAAGAAAATACAATTTCTTCAGAAGAAACAGCAACTACTAAAACAGTTAATTTATTAGATTTTAACGATTTAGATATTGATTACTTAAACGAAGATTTTTTAGAAAATGGAGACTTAGAATTTACAGAGCTTGATATAAATTATCTTGACGTAAACTTTTTAGAAGACCTACTAGATATACTTGATACTTTAGCTGTAGACGATGAAGAAGACCAACTTGGTTTAACTACGCGTGTCAATATATCAGGAACTCTTATAGGACAAGACACTAATACACAAATTACAACAATAGTAACAGGACAAACCGTTAGTTTACGTAGAGCAGTTAGTGAATCGGTACAAGTAGATTTAAATGCAAGTGAGAGTTATACGGTTATTTTGATACAAGACGGAGTTTCTAATGTAATTAAAGTAAATGGTGGTGGTGATTCTACTATTACTATTAGACAAAGTAGCGGATGAAAAAACTATATATATTACCTTTAACCATATTATTAGCATTACCGTTAATATTTCAATCGACACCAACAGAAATTATAAAACTTAAAACGTTTGACACGTTTATACAAACACCTGAGCCTAGTGGTAATTTTGTTATACTTAATATCACCGAACAAGATGTAGAACGTGAAGGTGGTTATCCTTTACCTAGAGAAAGATTAGCAGATATCCAGCTTGAATTATTAGGTCGAGGTGCTTTAGGTGTAGGTTGGGTAATAAGTTTTCCTCAAGCTGATAGGTTAGGTGGCGACTTTAGGTTTGCTGCGAGTTTAGAGTATGCTCCTAGTGTAATAGCTATGTTTGAAACTCCAAATGGTAATTACCCTAAAACAACAGGAACAGTTATAAAAGGTGATGATATTGGTGGTATATTTACTGAAGGCGTCAAAGAAAATTTTTACACTTATGATAACGTATTACAAGGAATAGCTACAGCTCCTACTGAAGTTGACCAACTTGTAAGGAGAGTTCCTCTCTTATTAAAGTCTCCTGACGGTTGGTTAGCTTCTTTCGGTACACAAGTATATAAAGCGTTATTTAACGTAAAAACTTACATTATAACTACAAACGAAAATGGTATACAAGAGATAGCTATACGTGGTATACCTCCAGTTAAAACTGATAGTCTAGGTCGTAAATGGATTAGTTGGGTGGACACACCACAAACAGACTTACAGGAAATGGACGTAAACGGTAAGTTTGTATTCGTAGGTGTAACAGCTAACGGTGTAATGCCACAAGTAGCTACTCCTGTTGGTTTACTAGAGCCTCATAAAATACAAGCAGCACTCGCTGAAAGTATATTAATACAAAACAGTCCACACGTCCCAGATTGGTCATTAGCGTTAGAAATAGTGCTTTTCTTCACATTTGTAGCTCTGACATGGGCTGCATTAAATCGATTTGGTGTATCATGGGGTATTATAAGTGCTGTTTTATTGATGGTCTGCACGAGTTTTACAGGATACAGATTAATACAGAATGGCTATTTAATAGATGTCACATGGACACTTATATCACAGTTTATAACTGCCACTATTGTATTCTATATCAGGTTTAGAGAACAATATAAACTAAGACAACAAATTAAAAAACAATTCGAACACTATTTAGACCCACGACAAGTAAAACGTTTACAAGATAGCCCAGAATTATTAAAACTAGGTGGCGAAAGAAAATACGCAACATTTTTATTTACAGATGTGAGAGGATTCACTTCGTTAAGTGAAAGCGTTGAACCTGAAAAAGTTACATACATTATGAACAAAGCCTTAACTGCACAGCAATCAGCAGTACAAAAACATAATGGTATGGTGGATAAATATATCGGTGATGCAATGATGGCTATATTTAATGCACCTTTAGATTTAGAAAACCATGAAGACAAAGCTATACAATGTGCTATGGACATACAAAACAACATGGAAAAGTTAAACAAAGAATTATCTCAAGAGGGTTTACCTAAAGTCGACATAGGTATAGGTATAAACTCAGGAGAAGCTGTTATAGGTAACATGGGAAGTGAAAATAGATTTGACTACACAGCTATAGGTGATGCTGTTAACACAGCTGCAAGACTAGAAAGTTCTACAAAAGAAGTAGGTGAAAATTTAATTATAGGAAGCAAAACTAAACAAAAGAGCAATTTTAGGTTAAAATTATTAAAGCCTATACAAGTTAAAGGCAAAAAATTGAAATTAACTATATACACGGTGTAGCGTATGAAAGGAATATTAAAAAACATAGTTGGAGCTGTAGCACCAACACTAGGTTCAGCAATGGGTGGACCACTAGGTAATATGGCTATGGGTAAAATAGCTGAAGTTTTAGGCGTATCTAACAATCAAAAATCTATACAACAAGCTCTACAAAGTGCTACACCAGAGCAAATGTTAGAACTTAAAAAAGCTGAACAAGAGTTTGAAGTGCAAATGAAAGAACTCGATGTCGATGTTTTTAAGTTAGAAACAGCAGACAAACAACACGCGAGAGGCATGTTCAGCAAAGACTGGACTGCTCGTATCATAGGATTATTTACTATAGCTGGGTTTTTAGGTTATATTTTTCTAGTGACTTTACAACCACCAGAACAAAACAGCGAAGCACTTATAAATTTAGTGTTAGGTTATTTAGGAGGATTAGCAAGTGCAATTATTTCGTTCTATTTTGGAGCATCTCATACCCCAGAAAAAGGAGATTAATATGAAAATATCCCAAGAAGGATTGTCACTTATAAAAACATTCGAAGGATGTGAATTGCACAGTTATAAATGTGCAGCAGGAGTCTGGACAATAGGGTACGGTTCAACAGAAAATGTGGTTGAGGGCATGACTATATCTAAAGACACAGCAGAAGAACTATTGTTAGAAGATGTACAAAGGTTTGAGGAAGCAGTTAAGGAAGAAGTTAATGTACCGTTACAACAAAACCAATTCGATGCTTTAGTCTCTTGGACATTTAATCTTGGTCCATCCAATTTAAAACAATCTACACTTTTAAAAGTTTTAAATGAGGGAGAGTATGATCAAGTTCCTGCACAAATAAAACGTTGGAACAAAGCAGGTGGTAAAGTTTTAGATGGTTTAATCAGAAGAAGAGAAGCAGAAGCTCTATTATTTGAGGGCAAGGAGTGGCACGAAGTTTAATATGCCTTTAAGTAAATTTGTATTAAGACCTGGAATAGACAGAGAAGGAACCTCATATGACACAGAGGGAGGATGGTTTGACGTAAATTTAGTTAGATTTAACAAAGGTAGACCACAAAAAATAGGTGGATGGCGTAAAGATAATGAGAACACTTTTTTAGGAACGTGCAGAGCATTATTCTCTTGGGTTTCTCTTCCAGGAGCAAAATACTTAGGACTAGGAACAACTAATAAATATTACGTAGAAGAGGGTGGTATAACGTACACAGATATAACTCCTTTGCGTTCAACTACTGGAAGCAATGAAATATCTTTTTCAGCCACTAATGGCAGTTCTACTTTAACTGTTACAGACTCAGCACATGGTGCAGTAATAGGTGATTTTGTCACATTTAGTGGATGCGTTTCACTTGGAGGAAACATAACTGCTGCAGTACTAAATCAAGAGTACGAAATACAATCAGTGACTAACTCTAATGTGTACACTATAACAGCTAAAAACACTTCAGGAGCAACTGTGACTGCTAACGCTAGTGATTCAGGTAATGGTCAAGGAACTGTAATAGGTAAGTACCAAATAAACGTGGGTTTAGATGTTTATGTAAGTTCTACAGGTTGGGGAGTAAACACATGGGGAGCAAGTGGATGGGGAAGCAGTAATGCTTTAGATGTTACAAACCAGTTAAGGTTGTGGTCACATGATAATTTTGGAGAGGATTTAATTATAAACCCAAGAGCTGGTGGTATTTATTATTGGGATGCGTCAGAGCATGCTGCAGGCACTCAAACAAGAGCGTTAGAACTAGCTAATAAAACTGGAGCAAATTTAGTTCCAACAGTTGGTTTACAAGTTTTAGTATCAGAAACAGATAGGCATGTTATAGTTCTAGGTGCTGATCCTATAGTAGGAAGTTCTAGGTCTGGTACTATAGATCCTATGTTAGTGGCGTTTAGTGATCAAGAAAATGCATTAGATTTTGAACCTTTAACAACCAACACAGCTGGGGATTTAAGGTTAGACCAAGGAAGTTTAATCGTTGGTGGTATAAACACTAGACAAGAAACATTAATCTGGACAGACACAGCTCTGTATAGTATGCAATTTATTGGACCACCATACACATTCGGTGTTAATTTAATAAACAATTCTTCTGGTTTAGCTGGTCCAAAAGCAGCAATAGATAGTCCTGTTGGTGTATTTTGGATGGGACAAGAAAATTTTTATGTATATAATGGAAGTGTCACAAAAGTACCTTGTAATGTGTTAAACTATGTATTTAACGATTTTAACGAATCACAAATTTATAAAGTTTTCGGTTTTAGTAATAATAAATTTGACGAAGTAGGCTGGTATTATTGCTCTAATAGTTCTAGTGAAATAGACAGATATGTAATGTATGATTATGTAGACAATGTTTGGACATATGGTCAATTAAGTAGAACAGCATGGCTTGATCAAGGCATCGTTAATTATCCAAGAGCAACTGCTAATAACTATTTATATCAACATGAGTTTGGGTATAATGATGATGGTAGTCCTATGACTAACGTGTTTATAGAAAGTAGTGATTTCGACATCGGCGATGGTGAACAGTTTGCTTTTATTACAGACATTATTCCTGATGTAAGATTTTTAAACAATAGTGAAGCTGGTCAAATAAATCTTGTTTTAAAAGTCAGAGATTATCCAGGAGACAGTTTATCTACATCAAGCACATCTGCTTTTGGTAGTACAACTAAAAAAGCAGACGTAAGAGCAAGAGGCAGACAAGCAGTAATTAGGTTTGAGTCTGACGATGACGCAAGTGCTACAGGTAATGACGATGTAGGATGGAGAGTAGGTGCTACAAGATTAAACATTAGAAACGACGGAAGACGATGAGTAGATTATTAAGCACAAGATTGCCTATTGCTAATGATGAAGTCACAGCAGATACATATAACAGGTTAGTAAGAGTATTAGAATTAAACTTAGGCTCGTTTAATCCTGACAACACAAGACAAATAAACACACCTGAGAGAGATAAACTATATTTTGATCCAGGAACAATTATATGGAACACAACAATAGAAGTTTTACAGGTGTATACAGGTAATACTTGGTTAGATATAGGTACACCTAAATCTCCCCAAGGTTTTCAAGCTAACACAAGTGTTGGTAAACTAACTGTCACGATAGACGGTGACACAACTATACTTATATGAGGAAATATGGAACCTTTTTATTATAATTGCACGTTAGTTAAAGTCATAGATGGAGACACTATAGACGTCGATATCGATTTAGGCTTTAACGTGACGTTAGTCAAACAAAGAGTTAGGTTAGCTGGTATAGATACACCAGAAAGCAGAACTCGTAATCTAGCTGAAAAAGCATTAGGGTTAAAAGCTAAAGAAAGATTAAAAGAGCTATGTGGTGAGAAACTACAGGTCAAGTCATTAGGTAAAGGCAAATATGGTAGGATACTAGGTATTCCGCATACGATAGAGGGTAAAGACATATGTGCCCTACTCATAGAAGAAGGACACGCAGTAGAGTATCAAGGTGGTAAGAAAACTAAAGTTTGGGCGTAATTAGTTTTATTCCTCGTTTATGTTTGTCGATATATTTAAGATCTGCTAAAGTCACTTTAGGCATAGTACGTAGTAACGGTTTAACTTCGTTATTTAATTTTTCAGTTAAAGAAGCGTTTCTGCACTTACCCTCCCAAAAAGGTATAAACCCACGTTTAAACACACACAAAACTTTTTCTAAAGGCAACGTAGTTGCATATTCAGATTGTTTTATAGCTTGTATAACAAAACATATTTTATCTATTCTAGTTTTTCTAAGGTAATAACGTTTCAAACCATCAGGTGTGACAGAAACTCTAGTTGTAGTTAGTTCATCGAATGATTTATTTTCTTTAAAATTATCTAAAGATACTTTACGTCTTCTAGCTTTTTTCTCTAGATCGTTATCAAAACTTACAAAATCTATGTTACGTTCATTTAGAGATTTTGCTAGTTTACTATACGTAGGTTTGTTTGGGTGGAAATTTTTAAGTAATATGCAGTATGTGGTGACAAACTCTTTACCATGTGCTTCTATCCCACGCCAACCATATTTCTGAAAAGTTAAAACATGAGCATATTCGTGGATTAATATTTTCCAACACATTGCCCATCCAGTTGGTATAGTTATTAAACCATTACTGTGACCATGAGCATGTTGGTGTCTATTAACAAACTTTATTCTGCCGTTACATTTATAAATCTTATTTAACTGATCAACAATGTGTATACATTCTTGTTTAGATAGATCATTAGTGGTAGGTATAAGATTGTCTTCCCAGTTATAGACTTTACGTTTCTGGTTATCTCTCATAAATATTCTCCTTTCTTATTAATACTTCACAATCATACTATAGTTATTTATAAAAGTAAAGGACTTTATAAAAATTAATTATATCATTTATTATTCCCGAAATATTAAGTATGATTACAGTATCAGTCCAGAAGCTGCAGCTTTACAGGTAAAGCAATAACCTGCGAATATAATAACATATATCGGAGAATAATATGCCTGGAGTTTCGAGTACATCGAGTCCAAGACAAGGAATACTAGGAGCAGCAGAGTTTCTAGCATCAAAAGGTAGGAATGGGGACACTCAGCTTACACACACGACCACAGGAGAGACTATAGTTCCTGAGGAACTGTTGGCAAAAAATCCAAACTTAAAGAAAGATTTACGTTTAGCTTTTGAAAACGAAGATATTCCTATGGAGCAATACGTTGTAGGCTCTGGTATTATGTCTGTAAACCCAGAAACAGGATTATATGAAGCTGGTTGGTTAAAGAAAACATGGAAAAGTGTTAGAAAAACAGTAAAAAAAGCTGGTCCAGTAATCGGTGCTGTTATTGGAGGAATGATAGGTGGTGCTCCAGGTGCTGCTATCGGAGCTGGGATAGGTACTAAAACTTCAGCACAACCAAGTGAAAACATATTAAGAAACATGGCTATTGGTTTTGGAGGATACGCAGGACTACAAGGTGCAGGAGCAGGTGGTGCATTCGATGCAGCACAAGCAGCAAGAGCAGCAGGTGGAGGTTTTGGTAGTGGTGTAGGAGCATTTTTTAATCCTACTAACTGGACACCTATGGCAGCTGGACAAACAGGTTTAACTGGATTTTTCCAAAATGTAGGTTCAGGTGCTGCAAGAAGTTTAGGTTTGGGTAACACTGCTTCTCTTAGTAGTGCAGGACTTAATGCTGAACAAGCTAGATTAGTGTCAACAGAAATGGCTAGAACAGGAAGCTCTGCATTTGAAGCAGCAATGAATGTAGGTATAACTGATCCTAGAATACTCAGTAATTTAGGCAGTGTAGCTCCAGGAACTTTTGGTCCAGGTTTACTACAAAGTGCATCAGCATCATACTCAAGTTTAAATCCATTACAGAAATTTGCATTACAGACAGGTTTTGAACAAGTTATGGGTATACCAGAGGGTCAAGACGGCAGTTCTAATGTAAGAGTAGACAGTCCGTATCTAACTAGACCATTAACTTCTGGAGGGAACATTCCAACATCAGGAGATATAGCTGGATCTGGAATAGGCAGTTTACCTGGATCTGCTGGTCCAACAAACACGACAACAACAACAAGTGTGAATGAAGATCCTAGTTCCCCAGCGTATGCTTCTGCAATGAACAATATAACAAAAGGCAGTACTTTATTAGATGGTCTATCTGATAGATTTAAAAAAGCAGAAGGAATAAATGCACCTGCTTTAGCTAGTTTAGTTTCTCCTTTCCCTGAGTTTGAACCACCTGTGTACGCAAGATCAGGTGGTTTAGGTGGTGATTTAGCAATGACTAGACCTATGTTTTACATGGGTGGAATACATGAGGGTGGAGGAAAAGTGAGTGGTCCAGGAGGAGAAAAAGACGATATGATTAACGCTAAGTTATCTAACAATGAGTTTGTAATGACAGCAGACGCAGTGCGTGGTGCTGGTAATGGAGATATAGATAAAGGTGCAGACACTATGTATGCACTAATGAATAAATTTGAGAGTATGGCATAATGGCAGAACAACAAACTACAACATCACAATCGCTTCCTCCTCAGTACATGCAGGATTTCTTAGCAGGTCAAGGTGCAGGATCAGGAGTTCCTGGACTATTCCCTTTATTAAATCAGTCTATGTTTAATCAGTTCAGTACACTTGGACAACCTGGAGCAACACCATTTACGTATCAAGGAGAACGTATAGCTGGGTTTGATCCAAGAGAAACTGCTAGTTTTGAGCTTGCTGATCAAGCAATAGGTAGTTATATGCCTTATTTAAACAGACAACAAGACCTTTTGCAAGGTGGTTTAGATAGAGGCATAGGTGGGTTAGATCAAGCAACTCAACTACAGATGGAGGGTGCTGATAGAACATTAGCTGGTTTAGATGAAGCAGGACAAAGATACAGAGGTTTAGAAGGACTCCAAGACAGAGGTTTTAGACAAGCTGAAGATTTATATAGACGAGGCACAGGTATGTCTCTTGCAGGGTTAGGTGACGCAACTTCAGCAGCTAGAGGTGCATATGGTCTACTAGGTAGTCAGTTAGGTGGCTCTAATTTAACAGCAAGAGGTACTTTGCAAGATGCAGCTAGAACTTCGTTAGGTGCAACACAACAGTTTGATCCAAGCAGTACATCTGCTTATATGAATCCTTTTGAAGACCAAGTTGTACAACGAACATTAAGTGATATACGAGAACAAGGTTCTGTAGCTGATCAAACTAGAAGAGCTAGAGAAATAGGAAGTGGTGCATTCGGAGGATCTAGATCTAGACTACAAGCAGGTGAGTTAGCAGAAGCACAAAGAGAAGCAGAACTAGACACTATAGGTCGTATTCGTGCAGGTGGATTCCAACAAGCACAACAACAAGCTGCACAAAACTTTGAAAATCAACAGAGAAGACAAGCTGCAGCTGCAGGTCAATTAGGTAATATAGCAGGTGGGTTAGGAAGTTTAGCAGGTCAACAAGCTACAGCAGGACAAAATTTAGCTAATCAATTATCTAATTTTGGTCAAGCAGGTGGTAATGCTTTAGCTAATTTAGGTGGTGTACAGGCTGGTCTAACTAATCAAAGAGTTAATTTAGGACAAAATTTAGCAAGTGGTATAGCTGGGTTAGGACAAATAGGTGGTGCCACATTAGGTAATTTAGGATCTAATTTAGGTGCATTAGGTTTACAGGGTGCAGGGTTGATGCAGGGCACAGCTAATCAGTTCGGTGCGATGGGCAATAATTTAGGTCAACTACAAAGAGGAGACATAAGTCTACTTGGTTCTGTAGGTGGTGCAAACCGTGCTATGAATCAAGCAGCAAATGATCTTGCTTATCAAAACTTTGTAGGACAATATAATTTACCTGCTAATTTATTAGGACAATATTCAGGTATTGCTCAAGGTATTGGTCCATTAGGTGGAGGAAGTGTCACACAGACCACTGGAACTCCTGGGATATCTTATAACAGTTCTGCGTTAGGTGGTTTTACTAACGCATTAGGACAAACATTTATGAACGCATAGGAAAAATATGGCAGTAGATAGAGATGGAAACATAATTGACCCTTTTAACCTCAGGTTGGACACTGATCCAAAAATGTTAAGAGATGCTATGGCACAGTATGATAGTCTTAGTGGTGTGACAAGACCAGGAATGCCATCCACGCCACCTGAAATGACAACTCCTCAGTTTGCACCTATAGAGTATGCAGAAGCTGGTGAACTACCAAGTTTAAACTTAGATTTGACAAATATCCTTGATCTGTCAGAACAAATGCCTCCAATACCTCCTGATGTTAGAACATCAATAATAGACGAAACTGAAGCTGTAATAAATAATGCTCAAGCAGGAGACGTAGAAGACGGTATACGTGCTGTTGGTGCATTAGCATTAGACAATGCTCCTGGTTTAATTGAAGAAAAAGAAGATGCATACCGTAATTTATCAGATATTATTGATGCAGGTGGTCTACCAGCAGTAGAAGAGTTTGTACGTTCTATGTACACAGATGGAGATAATAAAGAAAACATTCCTGAGTGGGCATTACCTGCTGCTGTGTTTGGAACCTTTATGATGAATGAGCCTGGAGATTGGAGACAAGCGTATTTACAAGCTAAAGGTAAAACTGCTACATATATGTTCAATAAACGTAATGCAGATGCTACAGCTAAAGCTCAATTAGAAAAAGAAATTAAAGAAAAAGCACTCGAGCTATATCAGTCTCGTGAAATAAAAACTAATGACTTGTTAAGTTTAGTAGGTAAAGTAACACCTGCTTCGTTAAAAACATTCCAAAACTCTGGTAAAATAGGTGATTTAGTGTTAGTAGATGAACAAGAAAGTAAAGAAAATCTATTAGATAACTTCACTGCTGCTTCTGTAGGTAAATATCAACAATCAGGCGATTATAATGATTTAGTCAGATTATCAGAAAAAGATGATAAAGATACTAAAATAATCGAGTATCTAAAACTCTTCACTCCTGCCAGTGTGGCTGAGTATGAAAAAGGTGGTAGACAAGACTCTAGTGTTTTAGTAAGAAAAGCTGGATCAAAAGATCAAGATTTATCAGAATTAACAGGATTGTTAGAAGAGTACACTCCTGCTAGTGTGGAAGAATTTAAACAATCTGATTACAATTTTAATCTATTAGTCCCGAAAACAGACAATGGTTTTGTCGGTGGTGATGCTGTGTTTGGAGACAGCAGTGACGGTATAATGATGAACAACATCACTAATATGATTAAAACTGATTATATAGAGAAATTAAAAACTGCTGATTTAGACACTAAACTCGACCAATTAAACATCTATGCTGGTTTATACAAAGCTACAACAGACACTCAGATAACTAAAACAGGAGCATTAGACACGTTAAAACAAAGACAACCCTTTGTTAATGTCACTCCTAAAGAATATGCTGAACGTATAGGACTAGATCTTAATGACCCAAATGTCGCAGAACTAGCTAAAATACCTGTTAATCTACTTCCTACAGCACCTAAAGAACTTGCTACATCGTATTTAGCTAATAAGTCTTTACGAAACAAAATGGAGATAGTTGGAAATATTTTAAAAAATGCTCCTGAGAATGTAGTCGGTGTTAAAGGAGAACTTTTAGGAACAGACGTAGCAAGAATACTTTCAGATGTTACAGGGTTTTCCATCCCAGCAGAGTATACTTTAAGTAAAATATTGTTAAATGTTGCTGAAATAGATTTAATAGAAGGAATCATAAAAGAAGACAGATTTACCGAACAAGACAGAAGAATGGTTAGAGAATTTATAAAAGGTGACAATTATAAAACTCAAGCAGAAGCTCTTTTACGTTTAGAAGAAGTTATGGAGATAATAGACAGAACAGACACTGTTCTTATGAATCAACTTGAAGGCAATTATAGACCTATAGAAACTATGTCTATAGAAGAGAGATCTCTTGACAATAAATCTAGAGTAGAAGAACTATTAAAGTTATCTAAACCATAATGGCTGAATACGTATCAAACATAACTGACGAGATATTCAATAACTATATGATGTTGGATGCAGGAAGTCAGAAAAATTTTTTAGAACAGTTAGATGAAAATGAACTAATAGATATGGAAGCTCGACTCACTAATGTTCCTAGAGAACAAATAATCGGTAGGACTGGAACACAACAAACTTTTATGCCAGGTGGAGGCATGGACTCCAAAGTTCCTGTATTAACTAGCACAGGTAGTTTCCCTATGGAAGACACAGTTGCTGATATTATGAAAGGCATGCGAGACGATCGTTTCGAATACACAGGGTTACCTAATGCAAAGTTTAGAAGAAAAATGAGTTTTATGGACACAGGTGCAGAAAAAGAAGCGTTTATGACTAATTTTTTAGGAGCTGGTAAAGGTGAAGGATGGGTAATGGATAAATATGGTAGATACGCCATTATGCCAGAATACAGAGAAATAGCAGGTGCACCTCCAGGAGATAAACCATTGATTATTGACAATCCTGATGGTTTTGAAAGAGAAGATATATCAGATTTAGCTGGTTCTTCTCCAGAAATAATAGCAGCAATAGCAGCAAGTATTGCGATGCGAAACTATGGACCTATGGCAGCAGCCTTCGGGAGTGCTGGAGCAACAGGTACTGCTAAATTTTTAGAAGAAGGATTTGAAACAGGGTTAGGTTTACAAGATCAAACGTTAGGAGAAATTACTAAAGATGCTGGAGTAGAAGCTGCATTAGGTTTTGGTGGAGAGTTAGCTGGCAGATTTATATTAAAAGGTGGAAAAATGATTTTTTCACCTGGAGAAGTTAGAGTTCCTACAGGAGAGAGAGGCTTATTAAACTTTAAAACGTATACGTATGCTCCCAAAGTAGATGCTGCAAGTGGTCCAGATGCAAGAGCAACACAAACTTTAGTTAGAGAACTTTTAGATGAAGGTGCTATACCAGATGCTTATAAAGCTACTAATAGAAAAATATTAGGTAGATTTGCAGGTTTTGCAGAAGAAATATTTGGCTACAATCAGCAAAAAAATGTCACAAACGTAAAATACATGACTGATAGAATAAATGGATTTTTAGCTGATGAAGGGATTGAACCTTTCGAACCATTTATGAACAAAGTTTTTCCTAAATTAAATGAACAAGAGATAGGTGCACTAATACAGTTAAAAGTAGATGGTGCTAAAACTGCTACAGAAGAAGCTGCAGAACTTTCATTAGCAAATTTAATAAAAGTTATCGACGATGAAACTGCACTATTAAACAAAAAAGTTGTAGCAGGTCAAAATTTAGAAGATGTTGGCACTACGTTAAAAGATAACGTACTTACTTCTTTTGATGATTTTAGAGCTACATCTGCTGGATTATATCACGAAGCTGATGCAATACTAAAGGGTAGAAAAATAATTCCAACACAACCGTTAAAAAATGTTGCTGCAGAATTATTAGAAAATGTACCTAAAACATCTGATGGAAAAGTTGTAGCAGGTTTCAGTGATAACATAGTTAGAATGTTAGAAGACATAGCTAATACTCCAGACTACATATCTGCTAAACAAATGTCAACATATAGAACATTGTTTACAGAAGCAAGTTATGATCCTGATCTTATGAAAGGTTTTGACACAAAACAGTTTGGACTATTGAAAGGAGCAGCAAATGATGCATTCGACATAGCTATAAATAATGGTGCAAAAGGATTTAAATATATTGATGCAGAAGGGAATACTGTATTAGGTAAAAGAACTGTGACTAATCCAGCAGAATTAAAAAATATAGAGATAGGTTTAAATAAGTTGGCTGACGCTAAAAAACACTATGCTGATGGCATGTCTGTGTTTGATAACAGAATTGTAAGAACATTAACTAAAACAGATAATGTTGAACCAGATTTAGTTTTAAGCAAAATCATATCTAAAAACTCTCCACAAAAAATAAAAGATTTTATAAACGCTACTAACGATCCTGAAGCAACTAAACTATTGTTGCGTGCAGCACACTATGATAACATGTTTACTAATGCGATTAATCCTGCTAATGGACAATTTAGTCCAATACGAATGTTAACAGAAATAAAAAATATGGGAACATCTTATAATTTTTTATATGGTGAAACTGCTTCTAATGTTAAAAAAGCATTAACAGAACTTAATGATGCTATGGCGTTTGTGCCTGCAGAGGATATGAAAAGAATATCTGCTACATTAAATAAATCACTTGCGGATGGTAAACCTGGAATATTTGTAAAAGAAGTTAATGAGTATGTGAAAAGCGTGAATCAACGATTTGATTTTTTAGATAATAATTTTAATAAAAATATAGGTAATTATTCGTCTGAAGAAGTTATTCCGTGGTTAGTCAATAGAGCTAAAACAGATGATATAGTAGCATTTCAAAACTATTTTGGTAAAGAGTCAGATGAGTTTTTGTCGTTTAAATCTGCGTACATGCAGAATATTTTAGACAAAGCATTCGTTACAGCGAAAGAAAGTCCAGTTGCAGCAGTTTTAGACGGACAAAAATTATTAACGTTTTTACAAAAAGAAGGACAAGCAGCCAAAATTAAAGCAGTGTTTGGAAGTGAAACTGCGTCAGCATTAGAAGATTTTGCAGAAAAAGCTGCATTTTTAACTACTAAACCTGGACAACAGGGTGGTAACATAGCTGTACAATCAGTTGCATTACATCCTTTAAACAATATACCTATTTTAGCTAAATTAAGGATTGTTGGAAGTTTATTGTCTAATCCTAAAACATTAAGATATTTAACTACTATTATAGAAAATAAATCTGCAAGAGATGTAGGTTTTGCAGCTACTAATCTACACGCAGATGTACTAACTTTAATGGAAGGAGAAACCAACGTACGACCAGAGTTTAGAGAAGAACAAATGTTGAAACTTAAAAATGGATTGTATAACTATTATGAAAACTTTACTGATGAGGGTACAGAATAATGTCAATAGCAAAATTTTTTAAAAATGCTAAGGGTAGATTAAATTATGGAACTATTACACCATCTAATCAACAATACATGGGTGGTGGTGCAGGAGATAATGTGACAATTATAGATGATAATTATCGTCAAGATCCAATGCCTCCTAGAGATTACAGAATCCCGATTACACAACCTCAAGGCATAGAACCATTGATTAATACGTATACACCTCCAACAAATCTAAGATTACAGTCACAACAACAAGAGCAAAGAAACATGGAAGTAGCTGATGCTGCACAAAATTTAGCAAATCAACAAGCTAATGCGTTTGCTTCGTTGTTAGGAACTGGTGGAAATGACACTGGTGGAAATGACACTGGTGGAGGTAATACTGGTGGAGGTAACACTGGTGGAGGTGGCACTGGTGGAGGTGGCACTGATGATGGCACTGGTGGTGACACTGGTGGTGGTGACGAAGGTGGTGGCACTGGCGGTGGCGGAGGAGGAAACGTAAAACCTCCATATGATCGTCCACCATATGATCCTCCATACGATCCACCATACGATCCACCATACGATCCACCGTTTGTTCCACCTATAAATAGACCTCCGTATGATCCACCGTTTGTTCCACCTATAGATAGACCACCATACGATCCACCTATAGATAGACCACCGTTTGTTCCACCAATTGATGTTCCCCCACCATATCGTCCACCATTTGATTTTGTTCAACCACCAACACCACCCCTAGAAGATTTTGGCTTTGGTCCAGGTATAAGACCTACAGAAGATTTTTTTAATCCAGAAAATTTAATGATGCCACCAGCAATAAATACACCACCTCCAGTTACACGTCCTCCACTCACACCTCCACGTTTTATCCAAGACATAAACGATAGAAAGGTTAGAGATACTATAGGTGGACCACGTAATCAACCAATGTTTTTAGACGCACCGAAATTTGGTATAGATACACTCGACCCATTTAGGAGAAGATAATATGGCAGAATTTAAAGGTAAAAAAGTGACGTTAAATAGTCCTAGAGCTATTCGTAAAGGCGAACCTGGATATGGCAAAAAACGTAAAGTTGTTTTTGTAAAAGGTTGTAGTAGTGACGGAGGACGTGTAAAACGTATAACTTTTGGAGATAAAAAATTAGGTAAACATCCTGGTGACAAAAGTAGAAAGAAAAGTTATTGTGCTAGGAGTGGTGGTATAAGTGGTACTACAGATAGATGCAGTGCTAATTATTGGGCACGTAGAGATTGGAACTGTTAACTCCTTTACTTATGTATAAAAATATAAGAGAATACAATTATGGCAAATGAAACTGATTTATATCAACAAGTTATAGATAATATTGCAGCTGGTGATCCTATGGCTGCATATCAGTCTTTTACAAAACTTCCGTTTAGAGATCAAATGGGTTTATACATGACTCCAGGAGTTGGGGATGCCATTGCTTTTGTAGAAAGTGCAGATTTGTATGATAAAGCAGGTAGAGCAAAAGAAGAAGGAAGATACGGAGACATGTTAGGTTTTGGAACACAAGGTTTAATAGCTCAAGCTAGTATGCTTCCATTTTTAGGCTCTGCTGTTGATGCTGGTAGAGTAGGTAGTAAAACTCTTGAAAGAGGCATAGGTAATTTAATGAACAGAGTAAACACTAGAATGGATAGTAATATTCCTGGAGGTGGAGGTGGTAGTCGTGGAGGTGGAAGTGGACCATTTGATGAAATATACAAACTTTCTGATACTAAATCTGCTGATTTTAACCAACTACCAGAAGAAGTCATCAAACCAGTAAATCTTAATATTCGTAAAACAGGTGATTCAACATTCGATGTTGATGCTAAATCATTTAGAATAGAAGATTTTGATGTAAACAACAAAAGCAACGCTGTAATTGCAAAACATTTTGAAGATATGGGATTCGATAAAAATTCTATTAGAGTTTTCGATGACGATACAACAGGTTTTGAAGATATGGCTAAACTTGATTTTAAGCCAGATCCAGGTTCAGTTAAAAATTATACATTTAGACTTGAGAATGGAGAAGAAGCTATAGACAAAGTAAAAACATTCACGGTAGATGGTAAACCAGTAGGACTGCATTATGGGTCAGATCCATACATAGGTGGGTTTAGTGCGTATTTTATTCCAAAACAAGGAGCAACAGCTTCCAGAGGAGTCATACCTGAAGCTGAGATACTAGCTGAAAAAGCAATTAGAAAAGAAATGATAAACAAATCAGAAAAACTAAAAAAATTAATGAGAGAAAGAGAAACTGAATATCAATATATGACTCCGAATCAAATTTCTGCTCTTGATGCTAGAATAAATAAACTACGAGCAGAATTAACAGCAAGCAGAGGCAGTAGCTGAAACGAAGCTCCAACAGAGAAACTTACTCTGTATCATGGATCTGGAAAAAACTTTAATGAATTCGATATAGATAAAGCTGGTAAAGGCGATCTAGGGTATGGTCTATATTTTTCTCCTGAGAAAGGCATCGGAGGCATGTACACAGATTTAGATGCATCTAAAATTAAAAAGATGTGGAACAAAGACCAAGTAGACGATGTAATACGAAGACGTGGTGGTAATCCTAACCCAACTTTATATAAAACTGAAATAGATATATCTCCTGACCAAATTTACGTAGCTAGAGCATACGACAATCAAACTCCTGTTGTACAATCTAAACTAGATGCAATTATAAAAGATTTCAACTTACGACCTATAGACAAATCAAAAACAAGAGGATGGAAGGATGTGATGGATAATTTAGAAGAAGTTGGTAAAGTTCCTGAAGAAGTTTTTTCTAACTATGGCATAAAAGCATTGAAAAGAGATACAACATACAGTAAGTTTAAAAACAAAAACGTTGGGGATATTTATTATTCTGTTTTTGATGACTCAATTATAGATATAGTCGATAAAACACCAATACAGTAAATAATAGTCGTTTGCACAGACGTTCTAAATTAAATTGGTAGGGTATAACTACAACTAAAGACTCTGTGCAATCGACTATAACCAGTCTTCCCAAGCCTCTTCGCCTAAAACTGTCTGAGCTAAGTTTAATTTGTTTCTTAATGCTTGTACTATTTTTTCGTCAACTGTATCTTTACAAACTATGTCTATATATGTGACTTTATTGGTCTGACCGATACGATGAGCACGGTCTTCAGATTGTAAACGTTTCTCTAAATCATAACTATTAGAAAAATACACAACTGTGTTTGCAGCAGTAAGTGTAATACCATACCCACCTGTTTGTGTATTACCTATAAAGAAACGCAATGGATTATCTTTATCTTGAAACTTAGTTATAAGTTCTTCTCTATCTACATCAGACGTGTCTCCATAATATGTTCCTACAGAATTTTCACCATACTCTTTACTTATAAGTCCATGTAATCTCTGTATGTCGTGTCTATAGTTTGCCCATATAATAACTTTACCCTCAGTTTCACTTAATATTTGCATCAGTTCATCAGTTCTACTGTTAGGTATGTCTTTTATTTCATTATCATCTGTAGATGCAAACCCACAAGATATCTGATGTAAACGTATTATTTGTGTAATGACTGAAGATGCAGAAACTGTGCCTATGCCTGATAGCTCAGAAATAGCATACTTCTTCATTTCTTTATATACTTTTTTCTGTTCAGGTGACATTTCTATCTCACGTCTTATATAAACTTTATCTGGTAAATCCAAACAATCTTCTTTTAATACTCTATAGCTAAATTTTTGTAACTGTTCATTAAGCTCATCTAAATTCTGGAAACCGACAACTTGCTTAAAACTTCTACCACCTGCTTGTCTATCCACTAATAAAGCATAACGATTTCTAAACGCAAAATAAGAACTAAACCCTAACAACGCAGGATCTAGAAACTGTGATTGTGTGTATACGTCTAAAGGTGATCGAGTGACAGGTGATCCAGTTAATATTCTACGATAATGACAATACTTACCTATCTTGATTACATTTTTAGTACGTTTAGCTCCAGGATTTTTTATAGTCGTGCTTTCATCAACAGCCATTAACGTGTCTTTATTAGCTATAAGTTTCCATGCAAATTTGACACCTTTAGTAGTGCTCAAAGCCTCTACATTCATGACCAATATTTTTAATTCAGGCGAACTGTTTAATAAATCTTCTTTCTCTTTCATAGCTTTACCTGAATCACTAGCTGTCCACAAATATACTTGTTTATCTATGTGATCTGGTAAATGTATAGGTATTTCTCTTTGTGCCCAATTACGATACACACCTTTAGGTGCTATTATAACAACAGCATTTATTTTCTTTTTAGTGTAGAGATGTGCTATATTGTCAATTAACACTTTTGATTTACCAGTCCCCATCTCCATAAAATATGCAAAGTTTTCTTTATCACAACTTTCTTGTAATGCTGTAAGTTGGTGTTCGTATGGTTCAGTTTTAAATACAAATGCTTTTGTCATGCTGTAGTCCACCAATCTGGTTGTCTGTCAGGTAATTTATTCCACTCTGCATAATGTTTTTCGTTAACTACGTAATCACGATATGCTTTAACAGGATCAGAATTTTTATACTCATCGGGCATAGCCTGTGGCATAGGAGTTATACCTATGTCTGGAATATTAGCAGGGGCACTAGACAATACTTCGTTAAGTTTTGTATAACTAAGGTGTTCTCTACCGTATCTAGTTTTGTACTCTTGACATAAAGCAAAAAAGTGATAGTAGAGCCACCTGTAGTTTTGTAGTGATTCTCTAGTCCATATAGTGCAAGGATGGTTAAGGTGAGCAGTTTTATATACACCGTTAAGGTCACACCATTCGTCACCGTTAAGTACACGATGAGCAGTGCTTAACATTTGAGCTGACTCTAAAGGCATTTTAACTACTAGTTTATCTGGTAAACAGATAGCAGCATGAGCTGGGTCTTTATATACGTAAAATATGTTCATAATCTCTCCTTTCTTATAGTTATCGCAAATCATAACCTATAAATACACAATAGTAAAGGACTAAGTAATAGGTGTCCAATATGTAAAGGTAATACGACTCCTGCCCTTTGTTCTATTGTCTTTGCTTGCTATCATATTAGGTTATTAGCTTTTTGATAATTTTTAACGTATCATCATCAAAAAAATAATTTTTCATGAAGCAATAACATTTCCGCTTTACTTTTTAAGAAAGATTATATATGATCACTGATAGATAGAAACTAGAGGAAGAATTAAGAATGTCGAAAGTCTACGCAATACAAGAAACTCCAGGCAAGAATCTACTTGCTGCTACTAATTACGGTGAACTAGAGTTTCTTTTACCCCCCAAAACTAATCTAATGTTCTCGACTGAAGAAGCAGTCAGTAAAATACGTTCTGCCTTAGAGTTTTTTGGACCAGAAGACTATCTTTTATTAGTCGGAGATCCAGTTTCGATAGGAATAGCAACACACTATGCTGCTATGAATACTAATAAAGTAAACATGCTAAAATGGGATAATAGAGAATATAAATATTTCCCAGTACAAGTAGATTTTAAGTAGAGGAATATTATGTCAGATTTAAAAAACGTATGGGAAGAAGATGCCACACCAAACATGGACAACACTCCCCAAAATGATAGTCTAAAAGAAGTATCTTTTTGGGCTCAAGAACAATTAAGGTTAGAAGAATTAGTCAGACAAAAAGAGGAAGAGTTAGCTGACGAAAAGAAAAAACTAAAAGATATAGTAGAACAAAAATTACCAGATGCTATGCGTGAATGTAATCTATCAGAGATTAAACTAGCAGATGGTTCAAAAGTTTCTGTACAGCAGTTTTATTCTGCACGTATAGGAAAGGAAAGAGAAGCAGAAGCATTTGCATGGCTTAAACAAAATGGACATGAAGACATTATAAAAAATGTTATTTCTGTACAGTTTGGTAGAGGCGAAGATGAATCTGCTGTTTCTGTATCTGAGAGTTTAATTGCTCAAGGGTACGCTCCTACGAACAAACGTTGGGTAGAGCCTATGACTCTCAAAGCGTTTGCACGTGAACAGGTTGAAAATGGTACAGACCTCCCGTTTGATGTCTTTAATGTATATGTAGGTCAAAAAACTAAAATAACTAAAGGATAAATAAAAAATGAATGATGAAGTAAAAAAACCAATAACAAAGAAACAAAATACCGATTTGTCGTTAGATGTTAACGATATGATGGCAGATGCTAATTCTGGTCTGGAGAATGTATCTTCAGAAGATTTAGCTATTCCGTTCTTGCGAATTATACAAGCTATGAGCCCACAGGTTAATGCTCGTGATGGTAAACACATAGCTGGTTGTGAGCAAGGAGATATATTTAACACTGTTGATAATACATTGTACAAAGGTGCAGAGGGTGTCACAGTGGTACCAGTGGCGTATAAACGTAATTTTTTAGAGTGGTTACCTGATAGAAAAGGTCTAGCAGGTGTGCATGAAAGTTCTGAAATTTTAAGTAAAGTTGTAAGAAGTGACAAAGGTCAAGATTATTTAGAAAATGGTAATCTAATAGCAACTACAGCCAATCATTATGTACTCGTATTAGATAATGCAGGTGGGTTTAGCCAAGCGATTATTGCTTTTGGTGGTAGCCAACTTAAAAAGTCTAAGAAGTGGAATTCTATAATGTCTGGTCTTAAAATAAGAACAAAAGATGGCAATGTGTTTACACCACCTACGTTTTCTCACAAATATAAATTGACTTCAGTGATAGAACAAAATGATCAGGGATCATGGTATGGTTGGGATGTAGCTATGGATGAACAATTAGGAAGTGAGGATAGCTTTATTTATTCTGCTGCTAAACAGTTTAGTCAGAATGTAAATTCTGGTTCCGTAAAAACAGCCAACGAAGACACTCCGTTTTAATTATGGTCTTTAGAGTTTGCTCGGTACTCTACAACATCGAGCATGATATAAGATATAATTATGAGAAAAATAGCAGAGAGTTTTTCTCAGCTATTTAAAGGATCGCAAAGAGCACATGGTAATTTTGAAATTATTAAAAACAGAGGCGATGGTAAAAAACAAGGTAAAGCCATTACTGTTAAGACCTCTGGACCATCTGTGGATCTGTGGGAAAAACACCTACAAGGAGAATATGGGTTAGGTGTTATCCCCATTGACGATGACAATATGTGTCATTGGGGTTGTATAGATGTAGATGTATATCCTTTAGATTTAGCTGAGCTAGTAGAAAAAATAGAAGTTCAAAAACTGCCGTTAGTAGTTTGTAGAAGTAAAAGTGGTGGAGCACATATACTGCTTTTCGTTTCAGAACCTGTAGAAGCTGGTGATATGCAGGATAAGTTAAGGGAAATATCTGCAGGACTAGGTTATGGTGGTTTGGAAATATTTCCTAAACAAAGACAAGTATTAGCAGACAGAGGAGACATCGGTTCATGGTTAAACATGCCATATTTTGGTGGCGATGATTCAACTAGATATGGATTATCAGAAAAAGCAGAAGCATTGACTATCGAAGATTTTTTATCGCATGCTATAACTAGACAAATAACAACCGCAGATGAGTTATTTAAGATAGAGATAGCAACTGTAAAAGAAGATTTATTACATGGTCCACCTTGTTTAAAAATATTATTAAAACAAGGATTTCCTGAAGGAACTAGAAACAATGGATTGTTTAATGTAGCTGTTTATTTACAGAAAGCGTACCCAGAAAGTTGGCGAGAACAATTAGAAGAATACAACCGTAAATACTTTAAACCACCACTACCAGCTAAAGAAGTTATGCAACTTATATCACAGCACGAGAAGAAAGACTATAATTATAAGTGTAGTGATGAACCAATTAAATCTTACTGTAATCCTACTAAGTGTAAAACATGTAAGTTTGGTGTGGGTGCAGGACACGATGCACCTGTATTTTCTAGTTTAGCTAAACTAAACACACAACCACCGTTATGGTTTATGTCCGTAAACGATAAACGTTTAGAACTTAGTACAGAACAGTTACAAAACCAAATACGTTTTCAGCGTGTGTGTATGGAAACATTAAATATTATGCCACCTAAAATGAAAGAAGTTGCATGGCAAGGATTAGTACAACAACTATTAGAAAATGGTCTAGAAATAATAGAGGTAAGTGAAGATGCATCAGTACAGGGACAGTTTAACGAGTTGTTAGAGTCTTTTTGTACAGACATAGCACAAGCGTCCACTAGAGAGGAAATGTTATTAGGTAAACCATGGACTAATGATGGTGTGACACATTTTAGACTCCGTGACTTAATGGATTATTTACAAAGGCATAGGTTTATGGATATGAAAACTAACCAGATTGCTGCTAAATTAAAAGATATGGGTGCTGAGCATGTGTTTTTTAATATAAAAGGAAGAGGTGTAAATGCTTGGGGAATACCTGCTTACACCAGTGAGGATGCAGATATAGATATTCCTGATATGAAACAAGATCCATTTTAACTATACGAAGAAGAGCATTAAGACTATGATATTATTATATGGATGTTTACGAACTAAATCTAAAACGTGCTATAGATTTAGCAGAACAAATAAGTACATTAGTTTTTACAGATTTAAGAGAAGACAATTTAGACGATGGTGCTTTACTCTTAGCAACTATCTGGGCTGCATTAGCAATCGGACTAAAATTAAATTTACATCCAGAAATCATAAAGTTAGTGATACAATACGCTACAGACTCAGTTCTAGAAGATATGCCTTTAGGACACGAAACAATACATTAATAAACTACTTTACTTTTTGTAGTAAAGGAGATATGATTGTCTTTTAACTAAGAAAGGAGAAAAAAATGGAAAAATTAAAACAACATCATCACGTTTCAGTCTTTACTATAACTATAGAAGACCCAGAAACTAAACAAGCACACCATGTTTGGGACAAGTATGTTATCGGTGAGTTTTCGATAGCTGCAAAAGTTCAGGACAAGCACATGGAAAAAGCATTACTGCAACTGAAAGAAGTTGGCTCAAAAGTTCTAAAAAGTGGAGTGACTTGTTGTTTACCTGCTAGATGTTATGATAAATCTGTAATTGAAAAACTAAAAAATTCTAAGGAAGGATACTTTTTCGAGACACATTTAGTTGCTATACCTGCGGAGGTCTTATGAAAACTACTATACGAGAAAACATGGAGCAGTACATTCTGCTCCTAGAGTCTGATCTAACACCAGATCCATTACGAAATCAAATACGTGCTACACTTTTAAACATGGCTGATGTAGTGGATGTGGTTATGCATGAACCAGCGTTTAATGTTCCTGAAAAAGAAAATAAGTCTGAAAAGAAAAGTGAAGAGAAAGAAACTAAAACAAATGAGAAAACTGTTTAAAAAACTAGATAACTTTATTGACACTATGTGGAGAAACACAGTTGCATCAATTCTATATTATTTTGATAACAGAAAAGATGAAGTTGATATAGACTGGTTAAATATGCATAACAACATGATGCTACAAGATAAGCCTGAAAAGAAAAGTAAAAAGAAGTGACTTGGAACATTATACTTGGACCACCAGGAACAGGTAAGACTACCAGTCTCCTTAATCTTACAGAAGATTATCTGCAAAACGGTGTGGAGCCTCACAAAATAGGTTATTTAGCGTTTACTAAAAAAGCTGCAAACGAAGCGTTAGAAAGAGCAAGTTATAGATTCAATTTAGATAGAAAACAGTTAGTGTATTTTAGAACTATACATTCACTTTGTTATAATTGGTTAGGGTTAAAAACATCAGACATAATGGCTAGAACACACTATAAAGAATTTAGTAAAATTATGGGAGAGCCATTAAACGGTCAACTTAAAACCGAAGAGGGTACAGTGTTTGGTTTATCAAAAGGTGATCAAATGCTTTTTATAGAAAACATAGCTAGAAACAAACAAGTATCCGTAAAAGAACAGTGGAAAATGTCAGGAGTAGATATACCATGGAACCATGTACATTGGTTTTGTACAAGTTTAGAAAAATTTAAAGAAGAAAGATTTTTAAAAGACTACACAGATATGTTATATCTTTTTGTTCGTGATAAAAGTAAACCAAGTTTAGATGTATTAATTGTTGATGAGGCACAGGATTTATCTAAACTACAGTGGGAATGTATTAAAAAGTTGGCACAAGGAGTAAAGAATGTACATGTTGCTGGCGACGACGATCAAGCAATTTACCAATGGGCAGGAGCAGATGTAAACTCTTTTATACAACTAGAGGGCGACGTCACTGTTCTAGAAAACTCTTATAGAATTCCTAAAAAAGTGCACGAGTTAGCACAAGCAATCTTAAATAGAATACCTAAAGAAAACAGAAGAGAAAAATCTTGGAACCCTAGATCAGTAGAGGGTAAGATATTTATTCACGTTTCCCATGAGCATATTGACTTTTCTGATGGAGATTGGTTAGTGCTTGCACGCAACGGTTACATCTTAAATCGTGTTGAAAAATTTTTGCAACAAATTGGTTTCATTTACGTTAAAAATAACAAGCTGTCTGTAAAACAAGGATTGTTAGATGCTATAGGCAACTGGGAGTTGCTTCGTAAAAAACGTAAAGTGTCTGTAAGTAGTGTTCGAGACATTTATTACTTTATGTCAGTAGGAAAAGGTGTAGCGAAAGGAAAGAAAAAACTTCCTGGACTTTCAGAAGAAGAGTTAGTCGACATAGAGGAACTAAAAGAAAAACATGGACTCCTGACTGATGAAATATGGCACAAGGCTTTTGATAGAGTTGGAGCACAGCAAAGAGAATACCTTATAGCTTGTTTACGTAGAGGAGAAAAAGCTACAAAACCTAGAATACGTTTATCTACTATACATGCAGCAAAAGGTGGAGAAGCAGACAATGTGGTAGTGTTTACAGATATATCTGTTAAAACTGCTAACGAACTATACGCTAGACCAGATGGCGAAAATCGTGCGTTTTACGTAGCTGTAACTAGAACTAGAAAAAACTTACATATAGTTCAGCCGTCTACGTCTAAATTTTTTAAACCAATCCTATGAACTCCTTTACATTGTATAGGAGTTATAGTATGATTGTGGTCATGAGTGAAAAAGTAAACTATTTAAAATGTTGCATACCTGGATGTGATAACCCACTTATAGGAAAACAAAGAAAATTTTGTAGTAGAAAATGCCAAGTAAAACAATACTGTATAGATAGAAAAGGCGTTTATAAAGAACTTGACTCGCAAGGTGGACCTAGAAGTTTATCAAAAGTCGAAAACTCTATCAAAAAAGACGAAACTTATGTAATGGGTAATGGTCGTTATACTTTAGACGACATACCTATTGATAATGATGTATGGGAAGCTGTAGAATTACGCGACGAACAACATAGGCTCGATTGTATTGACCATGAAAATAGAAGGGTCATGGCAGGATTCGAAGAATTTATAAAATCTTATAACGAACACCACGATGTTTCTTATGCAACGATGAAAGCTAGAAAACTAAAAGAACAAAACCACTAGAGGAAAATATGTACAGTAATTTTTTTAATTTTATAAACGAAAGACATTTGATACACCTACGTAGATTACGTGGTCAAGAGTTTCCTTGGACAGAAGATCCTATTCTGCAAAAATATAAATTTACTAATGTGTTTAGAGAGAACGATAAAACAACAGTATGGTTTAGAGAAAATATACGTGATCCTTTAAAAGATGAACAGGATGTTATACTAGCCACTATAATTTTTAGATGGTTTAATCTTATCGCTACAGGAGAAGTTTTAAAGAAACACCATTTACATAGGTTTTGGGATAGTGACCTATGCTATAAAGTTATGAAAGATCAACCACAATGGATTACTGGAGCATACATAATAAAAACACCTAACGGAATGGATAAACTAGCAGGAGTTTGTTGGTGTATAGATCAGATTATGAAAAACCATAATAAGTTTCTAGACGATATACACGAAGCTAAAAATTCTTTACGTAAATTATGGGAAGTTTTACTACCTTATCCATACATGGGTCCATTTATGGCTTACGAGGTTGTCACTGACTGGAGACACACATGGGTAGGAGAAAACGCCGATGATATTATGGACTGGGCAAATCCTGGACCAGGAGCAAAACGTGGTCTAAACAGAATATATAACAGACCTGTTGACAAACATGTAAAAAGTGGTCAGAATATAGTTGAGATGCGAGAACTTTTAAAAGCTAGTCCAGATTTTTTACATGGGCAAGTTCCAGATTTAGAGATGAGAGATATTGAACATTCTTTATGTGAGTTCGATAAATATGAACGTGTTAGACTTGGTCAGGGTAAACCTAGATCATTATATAAGAGGAGTGTAGAATGATAGACATAAGTTTTCTAGCAGTTTTAGGACTGTTGTTATTAATAATATATGCGTACATAAAGGAGCAAAAGTAATGGATGAACTTAATGCAAAAATAGAAAAAGACGAAAAGTCTGGTTTATGGTATAGACCAGAGTTGGGAGAACTTTTTGTAATAAACGAACAGTCTCAGTATGCTAAACTAGACTTTAAAGATAAAACTGTTATGGATGTGGGTGCACACATAGGGTGTTTTACAGATTTAGCGTTAAAAAACGGTGCTAAACATGTATATGCCTATGAACCAACGCCAGAGAGTTTCGCACTTGCAGTTATGAATGTAAACAATGAGAAAACAAGTTTGTATAATTCAGCTCTTACAGGTCATGACGACATAGAAACTGAATTTTATTTATCTAAAACTTATCCTACGTGCCATACACATATTCCTGTAAAGAACAGAGAGGTTGTCACGGTACAAGCAGAAAACTTTTGGCAAAAATTAGATATACATAAACCACAAGTGCTAAAGGTAGACATAGAGGGTGGTGAATATAATTTCATGTTTCAAAAAGACATACCAGACTATGTTGAACAAGTTGCTATAGAACTACATTTAGGCAAAAAAGGTTTTAGAGAACTAGGTATGGCGTTAGCTAGAAAATTTAACGACTGGCATTATCACACCAAGTTTAGATTTAGTTGGCATGTCACAACATTAATATTACATAGAACAAATCCTGGACTGGGTTTGGTTAAAGATAAAATGAAGGAGTTAGAATTATGAGCAATTTATTTACACCGTTTGAAAAAATGCGTGGCATTGCACAAACAGATGTCACTGAACTAGAAGAAGCTGGTAAATCTTACGGAGACTCTTGGAGAAGAAGAGGTGGCGTTGGTGCATTTATGATGCTAGCACGTAAATGGGACAGAATAGAAAACCAAGTCTTAGGATATAACTATGATGTGTTTCAAGCGTATTATGATGACGATAGAAAAGAAGGTATTTTAGATGATATACAAGATTTACGTCGCTATCTACTATTAGTCGAAGAGCATGTCACATCAATTAAAAAGGAGAGCGAAGAATGAAGATATTAATTACTATGTATGGTATTAATAGTCCAGGTGGGATTATTAATCATAACGAACAACTTATAGCTGGTCTAAAACAACAGGGACACGATGTAAATTTTGTAGAACTTATCTGGAGAGAAAGTGTCAAAAGTAAAACTACTAAAAATACAGATGAGTACGAGACTGGTGCATCTGGTATACCAGTGCATCAAGGTAAAGGATGGTTGTTTCCTGCTGCTAACAGATTTGCCTATAAAGGTGACTGGAATTTAAAAAGGTGGAAAAGATTTGTAGATGATTATGATATGATAATATGGCAAATACCTGTTCCTACAAAACAAAGAGATAATGAGGGCAATACAGATTGGTTAGCATTATACGATTTACCTCAAGATATAAGACAAGTTGCTATTATTCACGACGGTAATATGGAAAAAAGTTATCCATGGATACATCAAATATCTAGACATTTACATGGATTGGCTTGTGTACATCCATGTGCTTATCATGGTGCTAGTGTGTTAGATGTGCCAAGAGCTTTAATATTTAATCCGCAGGATTTAGCTTCGTTAACTAGACGTAATGATTGGAAAAATAGAAAAAATAGTTTTATATCTATGCAGACCTTTAAAGGCTGGAAACATGTGGATGACTTAGTTAGAGCTATACCACATGTGTCTAAAAATACACGTAAACTTATGGCTGGTGGTGGTATAGAGCATAACTACATGACTTCTGTAGATAAATGTAAACCACAATATTTTGTTTCAGAAGAAAAAGATCCAGACATAGATCCTATTTATTATGGTAGAAAAATATGGGATGTTGCGTTAGAGCATGGTATGGAGTGGTTAGGTTATTTAAGTCAACCAACAATACGCCATCTATTAAGGCAATCTAAAGTAGTTATAGATCCTTCTTGGTCTGTGGCTTATGCAAAGGTTGGTGACCATTTTAACCGTGTAGTTGTAGACGGAATAATAGAGGGAGCAATACCTATAGCTAGAAATTTCGGTATATCCACTAATGAAGACGGTGTAGGAGAGGTGTTTAAACCATATGAAAACTATATGATGGTTCCTCATGATGCTACTCCGTTAGAGTTTGCTGAAAAGATAGAAGAAACATGTAATCTACCTGACTATTTATCTAATGAAATACATGAAGCTAACTATACACTGTTAGCTGATTTTGAAAGAGAAAGAGTTGCTCAACAATACATTTCACTAGCGTTTAATATGCCGACAGGATTTTACAAAGATCTAAAGGTAGGTGAGGTTTCTGATAAAGTTATAAATAAAACAGAAGAAGTTATGTCAGACTTTTTTAAATTGTCAAAAGAAATATAGGAGAAAACAATGGCGAAAATAATAAATTGTGATAATGTACATGAAGCGTTTATATTAGGTATAGATTTATTCAGATGGGACGGAGATATCTGTAAACAAGAAAGTAGAGCAGGTACAACGCTAGAGTACGATGGTCCAGTGATAACTACATATAGAAATCCATGTCAGCGTGTAATTTTTTGGGAACCTCGTGATGCTAATCCATTCTTTCATTTTATGGAAAGTTTATGGATGTTAGCTGGCAGGGATGACGTACATTTCCTAACGAAGTACAACAAACGCATGGCTGAGTACAGTGATAACGGTGTGACACTTAATGGAGCATATGGGTATAGATGGAAAAGATTTTTTCAAAAAGACCAGCTAGACATTATAGCAAACCGATTACAAAATGATCCTACAGACAGAAGATGTGTGTTAGCAATGTGGGATTGTGTAAGAGATTTAGATCGTGACACTAAAGACACGCCATGTAATACACACATATATTTTAAAATAAGAAACAATAAGTTAAACATGACTGTTTGTTGTAGATCCAACGATATGATTTGGGGAGCATACGGTGCAAACGCAGTTCATATGTCTATGTTGCAAGAGTATATGGCAGCAAAAATAGGTGTAGACGTAGGTGTCTACAATCAAATTAGTGACAGTTTCCATGTTTATGAAGATGTGTATAACGAGATGGAAAAAAGACTTCCTGAAGTAGATTACTACGCTTTAAAATATCCTATGACTGGAAGTCCGTATGACGATATTTCTCCGTATCCTATGCTTACATCAGACGATGACTCAGTAAGATCGTTTGAGGAAGATTTAGATAAGTTTCATAAGTATACAGAAGAAAAATGGAGATTTGAACATCCGTTTTTTATACATGTGGTTCAACCTATGCATAAAGCATGGTTTATGCATAAAGATAAAAACACACAAGGAGCAATCTCTGTCTTAAAAGAGTTTTGTAAAGCAGAAGATTGGAGTATAGCTTGTATAGAATGGTTACAACGAAGATTAAAGCCTAGTTTAGTGGAAACACCTACAAAAGATGGTGGTCCAACTAAGATATCAGGAGAAAATGTTGACAACATGGTCGTATAGTAGATTGTCTGTGTTTGAGCAATGCCCTAAAAGGTATTATTACTCTAGCATAGAAAAAATACCAACTCCTCAGCATCCTGCTGCTACTAGAGGAACTAACATCCATATAGAGGCAGAAAATTACATAAAAGGTGAAGGTGAACTTACTAAAGGTTTACAGATGTTTGAACTAGGTTTTGAGGAGTTAAGACAAGGTTATATAGATGGTCAAGTTTCCGTAGAAGAAGATTGGGCGTTTGATTTAGACTGGCAACCTAGTGGATGGAAAGAAAATAATACTTGGTGCAGGTATAAAATAGACGCATACGTTAAAAAACCCGATCGCACAGTAGTCATAGATTTCAAAACAGGTAGATATATGGGCAACGAAGAGTCCCACGAACAACAATGTGCCTTATATGCATCTGCAACATACAATCGTGATCCTTCGGTAGAGAATATACAAGCAGAATTATGGTATTTAGATCATGGTAAAATATCTAGACACTCGTATACAGTAGAAGAAATAAAAGAACGACAAAGAATGTTCCATGAACGAGCATTAAAACTAACAGAAGCTAAAGAATACCCAGCAAATGCAAGTGTAAAAAATTGTCGCTGGTGTCATTATGGTAAAATAGGAATATGTGATGAGTATAGATCAATCTAAAAAAGTAAAAAATTTAATAGACATTTTAAGTGGTGGCGAAGTTAAACGTTATCACACTATGAAAACTATCGGTGAGCAAACAGTAGCTAATCATTCATGGGGAGTTGCAGTTATTCTAAATTGGTTAAAACCTGATATAAGTAAAGTAGCACTTCTAAAAGCATTAAGTCACGATGTGGCTGAAAAAAGAACTGGAGATATGCCAGCTCCGACTAAATGGAATAACAAAGATTTAGCGTGTGAATTACGCAGGGTCGAAAAAGAAATAGAAGAAGAACTAGGTGTAGATTACGATTTAGATGCAGAAGAACAAGAGTATTTTAAACAATCTGATCTGTTTGAACTTTTGCTGTATTGTGTAAATCAAAGAAGTTTAGGAAACACAAACGTTAATGTAGTTTTTAGTAATGGTGTAGAAAAATTAGTTGATATGAATTTAAACAAGAGAGGCAAGTCATTATTAGGTTATTTAGTTAAATCTTACGGAGCAACAGAGTGAGAACCATGCCTTTATTTCCTCCTAAATCTGACTGGACTGCTCCTGATACATTGCCCGATTTATCATCAGCTAAACGTATAGCTATAGATTTAGAAACTAAAGATCCTAACTTAATAACTTCTGGTCCAGGATGGGCAACTGGAGATGGATACGTCACTGGTTTTGCAATAGCTACAGACACATGGTCTGGGTACTTACCTATAAGACATGAGGGTGGTGGTAATTTAGATGAAGGTTTAGTAAAACGCTGGGTGAACAAAACATTATCAGGTAGTTGTGATAAAATATTTCACAACGCTTTGTACGATGTAGGTTGGCTAAAACGAGAAGGAATACAAATTAATGGTAAAATACATGACACTGTAATTGCTGCTCCGTTAGTTGACGAAAACAAACGAAGATACTCTTTAAATATATTAGGTGAAGAATATTGTGGTGATGTAAAAGATGAAACATTGCTCATTGAAGCAGCAAACAGCTATGGAGTTGACGCAAAGTCAGAAATGTGGAGACTTCCTGCTAAGTATGTAGGGCATTATGCTGAACAAGACGCTCTGTTGACTCTAAAACTGTGGGATAAATTGAGTAAATTAATGGATATAGAGAATTTACACAGTATCTATGAACTTGAATCTAGTCTTATTCCTTTGCTTGTAGAGATGCGATGGAACGGTGTGCGTGTTGATGAAAATAAGGCAGAACAATCGGCAAAAGAATTAAAAATTAAAGAAAACGAATGCGTAAAACAAATAAAGTATAAGTATGGTGTAGATGTGGATGTATGGGCATCTGCTAGTGTCGCAAAAGCATTCGATAAAGCTGGTCTAACATATCCTAGAACTAAGAAAACTAATGCTCCAAGTTTCACTGGTAAATGGTTAGAAAGTTTAAACCATGGATTGCCAAAACTTATAGTTGAAGCAAGAAAACTACAGAAAATTAGAAGTGCGTTTATAGAAAATATGATTTTAAAACATGCACATAACGGCAGGATACATGGACAAATGCACCCTTTACGTGGGGATTCTGGTGGGACTGTTAGTGGTAGGTTTAGTTATAGCACACCCAATTTACAACAAGTTCCTGCTCGTGATCCAGTGTTAGGTCCACTAGTTCGTGGATTATTTTTGCCTGAAGAAGGACATAAATGGGGAGCCTTCGATTACTCACAACAAGAACCTAGATTGACCGTACATTATGCATCGCAAATGGAACTTCCTGGTGCTGATGAAGCAGTGCAAGCATATCGCCATGAGGATGCTGACTTTCATCAGATTGTAGCAGATATGGCAGGAATATCTAGAAAAGATGCTAAAGTAATTAATTTATCTTTAAGCTATGGTATGGGTAAAGCTAAACTAATTAATGCATTAGGTATCAACGAACTAGAAGCTGACGTGTTATTTAACACTTATCATTCAAAAGTACCTTTTATCAAAGAGTTGACATTAGCATGCTCTAGAAGAGCAGAAAATGTTGGTTATATTACGACATTATTAGATAGACGATGTCGTTTTGATTTATACGAACCAAGAAACGAGAAAGACACACCGTTGCCGTATGATAAAGCATACGAAGAGTATGGTGGAAACATTCGCCGAGCATACACCTATAGAGCATTTAATAGGTTGATACAAGGCAGTGCAGCAGATATGACAAAACAAGCCATGGTAGATTTATGGAACGAGGGTATAGTCCCACACATCCAAGTACATGATGAGTTGGACATATCTGTTAAAAATAAAGAAGAAAGCAGAAAGGTTGTGGAAATAATGGAAACTTGTGTCGATTTAGATGTTCCTTCAAAAGTAGATGCTGAGATAGGTGATACATGGGGAACAGCTACTGTTGATCACAATAAATTTTGGAGCAATTAATGCAAGGTATAAACGAAGAGTTGGCTACCAACTTCTTAAAAAGAAATAAAGAAATGTTTGATATGTATAAACAAGGTTTAACTATGGAAAACATTGGTGATAAATTTAACATTTCTAAACAAAGGGTGCATCAGATTATACGAAGATGCAAAATAGGAGAGGGTCATTATTATGACGCTCTACAAGTAGAACAAGAGAAAAAACATCTCACTAACGAAGAATATAGAGATTGGCTCGAAACTAAAGGAATCAAGAAAGTAAAAAATAGATTTCTTTGAAAGAGAGTGCATTCTGGGCTCTTGTAAATAAAAACCTGAGCAACATGCATATACAAAGAATAGAAACAGGAGGCACAGGTAGAGGCATTCCTGACTTTAATGCATGTTGCGAAGGAACAGAGTTTTGGGTGGAATTAAAAGTTGTCAACGCTGGTAAAAAAGTTGGTCTTCGACCAGAACAAGTTGGATGGTTAATTAAAAGATCTATGAGTGGTGGTAAATGTTTTGTTCTAGTTAGAACTCCTGCAGCAGAAATATATCTATATAAAGGTGAAGATGCTAGACAAGTTGCCGATGACGGTTTACGTTTGACTCCTGAACTTTGTCTAAAAAAGCCATATGATTGGGAACTATTAATTGAAACTTTTTTAAAATAGTCCTTTACTTTATTGTAGAAATAAGATAGACTGATTCTAGATTAGTTTAAGAAAGGAGAAAAACTATGGAAAATAATAATCTAAATCCGTACGATAAAAACTTATCCACGGTATTCAAAACTTTACGTAAAGCTGTGAATGGTAATAGTAATGCTGAAAAAGCATTACAACTATTGTCAGAACATGTAAAACGTAAAACCCCTAGAAGTAAAGCAAAAACTTCAAAAACCTACGGCATCGCACCTAATGACATTGTTAATCAATCTAACGAGTATCGCAATGGTATTAGGATCCCACGTTCTACTAACATAAAAGATATGGTCGAGGGAATAGGTTCTAAAAATCGTCCTGTAGATATTCTTAAAAAAGAACTTGGTATTTGCGAAGCAGACCTCAATTATTTTCGTAAGTGGGGATACATTAACATAACTAAAAGAGAGGTGGCATAATGGCTGACACATTCAACATCACAATAAAATGTGAGTCAGAAGAAGAAAGAGATAGTTTACTCGAGTCTCTAGATTTGAGTAAAATAAAAAACCCAAAAGTGTTTTATTCTGAAAACGATGGTAAACATTTTAGTAATGCTGAAAGAGAGGTTATTTAATGGCTAGGAACGACGCACCAAGGAGTATTATGAGCTATATTAAACAAAAATATAGCTTACCACTCTCCACTCCGTTTAACAAGTTAGAGAAAATATTGTCTAAAGAAGATTACGAAATGTATCTCCATGCTATGAAATATCCTAATGGTATGCCTGACGAGCAAACTCCTAATTACGACCATGATACAAAGTCCTTTACTTTTAGAAAAAAGTAGATTATGATATGAGAGTAATTAATTATTTAGGAGAAAAATTATGAACTACGAAAAACTAGAATCATACTACGCTTATCAAGATGGTAAACGTAGTTGGGAACTTAACGGCAAAAAAGGTAGTATCGACGATTACGTAGACGTAGAAATGCAGAAACGTGGTTATACAAAAGATAGTTATCAAGGACACGGAGTATGGACATGGATAAAGAAATAAAATCAAGACCATGGATAGAAAACTCTTACGAAGAGATGCAGAAAAAGTTTTATAAAAAAGCTAAACATTTAATTCCTACGTACGATAAGATTGTAAGCGAGGAATATTCTAGTGAACGCATGGGTGGTTGGATTGTTCGTGATACAGCCGATATGATGATAGGCTGGGTTGGTAATCTAGGCGATGTAAAAGTTTACGATTACGAGCCAACTACAAAAGCCAACGCAAACTCTAGGAACTTTAGAACATGAGTACAGATTGTCCGTGCACTAATATTAGTAATAGTTTTACGATTACTAAAAACGGAGTCTTACAGAGTGTCCTGGAGTGCGAGGATTGCGGCAAAAGAGAGGTTGAAAGACTAAACGGAAAACATAAAAAACGAGCCATGATAAAACTATGTGTATGGACGGACAAAGATATTGGTCCTATGAACATGGATGAATTAATGGAAATAGTAAATAAAGAAATTGAAGAAAAAAGATTTTATCTTGAATCTACTAATCCACCAAAAGGAGTAAATAATGAATAGAGATCTATTGTATCATGAAGAGGAAGTGTTTTACAAAAAACACAACAAAGAAAAACAAGGTATAGTCGCCAAAAAAGTTGTTATAAAAAATCCTAACAAACGATTAAATGGTAAAGTCAAAAAGCACAAGATCACTAACATTATGTTAGGAAAATATGAATAAAATAGGAATAACATTCGGTGCTTTTGATTTATTTCACGCTGGGCATGTCTTAATGCTACAAGAAGCAGATACTGTATGCGATTACATGATAGTCTGTATACAGAGAGATCCTAGTTTAGATAGACCAGAGAAAAATAAACCTGTACAAAATATTGTAGAACGACAACTACAAGTTAAAGGATGTCGATATGTTGATGAAGTTCTAGTTTACGAAACTGAGCAGGACGTATTAGATATTTTAGCTGGTGTACAATGGGATGTTAGGATTATCGGGGAAGAGTATAAAAATGCTCCTTACACTGGTCGTGATGAGTATAAAGATGATCCTAAAAAATATATTTACTATAACAGTCGTCAACATGGATTTTCGTCCAGTGAGCTTAGAGAAAGGAGATAATTTACGTGGTTCTGGCTGATCGATCTTCTGGAATATCGCCTTTCATCCAATAAGTTAAAGAATATCTTTTTCCTTGCGTAATATTAAGTGCCGTGTGGCGATGCGTCACTCGCGAGGGAAATAAAATGGCATGACCAACAGGTAAATTACCAGCACCAAATTTTTGGTTTTCAAAATAAACACCACCATCTTCGAAGTCGTCGTTGAGTTGGACTGACAATGAGATGTCTGCCAAACCGTCATGATGCCATCCAGGATTGCCAATCTGCCCATCCATGCTGTGCTTAACCACAAACGCCGATGATAACCAAACTAAAGGAAATGCCCATTTACTACATGCGATTGGTAGAATGTGTTTCTCGATATTTTGGATGTGTGTTGTATTTATATAAGGTGATATATCTTTTAAATCCATTTCAGGAGCAGGATAAGAGTCTCCTGGTCTATGGCCAAACTTTCCGATTGCTTCGCACAAATCTACTAGATCGGCACAATATTCTGGTGTTAAAAATGGGAAACTAATAATATCTGGTGCTGGTTCTTCGATAAAATCTAAAACCGATGCTTTAACTTCTTCGGTCGGCATAAAGTTTTCTTCGGGAACAAGCACATAATCTTGTGTCGCTTTTACAAGCTCGGGAGCTATATTATCGGGACTATAATTATAGATTCGATGTAAATCTACCATGGATATATTGTACTCTAAAAAATATTTTAAATAAATTTAAAAAAGTCCTTTACTTTTTTAAAAACATGAGATACAATGTCTTTATTGTCGGCTTGGTAGTTAAACGACAAAAAACTTAAAGATAACTACACTCTTACGGAGTTAAGTCCATATGACGCTTCTAGCCTCTTCGTAAGTTATAGCTAAATTATGGTAGCTACAAGATTCACGTGGTAGCTTAAATCAGACATGTTAACAACTCTTGCCATATCTAACATGCTTTATAGGGCAGATTTATTTTTACAAACGCAACAATATGCAGAACGTTGTTAGTCGTAAGAGTAGCCTGAAAAGGTGCATAAAGTAGACGACTAGTTCCTGAACTTTATGCCTGATTAGTGCAAAGGTGTACAACTTTGTTAATGTTTTGAAACAAACTATGTGGCTACCTGTCCTATAAAGCATGTTAGATTATTAAGTTTTGTGGCTATAAGATGAGCTCTTGTAAAAACCTTGAAAGAGAGGTTAGAGATAAACGAGGTATGAGAACTACACCAGCGACCTCAATAGTCACAAATTTTATAAAGTCCTTTACTTTTGTAATAGAATGAGATAGAGTAATGGAATATTAATTATATAGGAGAAAATATGAAAAAATTTACACATAATATATCTAATGGTGAACTTCAAATACAGCAAGAAGAAAAACAAACTAGCGAAATAGATGACCTTCGCTCGTTGTGGAAAGACACACGACTAGCCGATCTTCCGAAAGAAGAACGTGACAAATTGCATTTATCTTTTTCTTATTGTAAAAGAGAAGATGTACAAAATATTGCTGACGCAAACATAGATTGCTTGTCGTTAGCAGCAAAATTTTATTTAATGAAACAAAATTAAGTTTCAGACAGGAATAGGGTTAATACCAGTGAGCACTGTGAGTGGTGCTCCGCTATTAGTAAAGTTGAACGAGACCTATTTCCTGTCCTCCTAAATCTCGTTTAACACACTCATCGTGGACAGCTTGAAAAAGAGTTTTCATATACTTTTGTTCCCAAGCTGTCCACATTTAATAAAAATAATTTAACTTTTTTTAAAAAACTCCTTTACTTTTTTAGAAACATGAGATAGAATGAGTCTTGTATTTAACTAAAGGAGAAAAATATGAAAACTAAATATACTTTAACCAGCGTAATAAGAGCTATCCAAGAGTCTAAAAGAATGGTAAAATCTTATATGTCTTCTAACTACTTACCTAAATATGTAGGTAAAGCAATGTTAGAACAACTAGACGATGCCGTGACTAAAGTAAGTGAAAATAACCTTAACGAGGCTTATGGTTATTTACTTGCTTATTTAGAAATTATGGAACGTTATGCTAGTGGTAATTTATCTAACTATAACGAAGTTCCTAGTAAAGTTTCGTCTAACCCTTATTTCAGAACAGAACTTGGTGTTAATCACGAAATTACTATGATGATTGCTTTAGGTCTTAAACCTTCAGCAGATTGGAAGTTAAAAGTTTATGTTAGACTTTTAGATTGTATGCGTAAATTTGAAGTTAGTGTTGCTTATAGCGACACTGGCTTCGACAAATACGGTCAGCCAAAAAAAGTTTCATAAAAGGAGCTAAAAAATGAAAAGAATACAAAAAATAGAAGAAGCTGTTAGGAATATAAGTATTTTAGCTAACGACTTGAAAGAGTGTAAAGAAAGTATTGAAATAAAAGATAATATTTTATTAATAGAAGCAGAAATGCATGAGTTAGTTCATATTTCCGACCTTGTAACTATGAATAAAAAATCAAGTTATTATGTGGACCAATGGGAGGAAAATGCCAGTGTCAGCTAAAAATACTTAAACAATTATGGGATCTTCGGATCCCATTTTTTTGTGTGTGGTTTTTGTAGTTTTCGCAGTTCTGCACTGGACAGTGGACTCCTGCGAAATGGTAAAAATTAATTTAATTATTTTTTAAAAAGTCCTTTACTTTTATGAAAGAATGTGATATGATAGCTGTATATTAACTAAAAAGGAGCTAAAAAATGAATAAAGCAAAACTAATACAGAAGATCCAAAAGGCTACCCAGAGTAGAATGGAGCCTAAAGGATACGGCGATAATCCTGAAGAAATGCAGGAAACTAATAGCGATAATATCTATTTAACACAAGAAGAAGTTATTTGTGTTATCGGTATGCGTAAATGTACCACTGTTTCACTTTCTACCGATTTAGGTGGTTATGACGAAGAGTGTTTTAACGAAAATGGCGAAGCAGAAAGAGTTTATAGATCTGCTAACCACGTACATGTTAGACTTGGTAAAAAAGTTGCTAAAAGAATGATTAAAGATATTTTTAATCCTAAATTAATTTCTGTCCTTGTTATAGGTAGTTCGTCGTTTACCGAAGATAACGACAGATTTAGTATAGTTTTATAAACTATACTGTCCCCCACACAATGGCACCTAAAAAGGTGCCATTTTTTATTTGTGCATTGTGGCGTTTCGCGATGAGTCGCAGTGCAGTCCAGAAATGCGAAGTGCCGAAGATATCGATTTGCCTTTCGACGATGAGTCGCAGTGCAGTCGAGAAATGCGAAATAACAGTGGTAAGTTCGGCGATAAGTCGCAGTGCAGTCGACTTATGCGAATAGGAAAAATATTGGTTATACATGAGAAATGGATTTTTTGTTGTGGTTTGTGTAAAAGTTGTCAAACAGCTAATAGGCTAATACGAATTGACTCCAAGACTGTTGCAGAAGGCATCACAGCGTATTAGCAAGGGATATTGGACTCCTATTGGTTGTACAAGCTAATATGAGATATGTTTGAGAGTCCTTGCTGATAGCAGGTAGATAGTAGTAGAATTGTAGAATTAAACGTTGGAGAGCCTTATATAGCTCCACAGGGACATGAGACATTATGGATAGTACTCGCAAGGAGAAAAAACTTACGCCCAAGCAAGAAAAATTCTGCCAACACGTTGCATCGGGAACTAGCTTAAAGGAGTCAGCCGTCCTTGCTGGGTATTCAAACAACAATGCAGCTCGTGCAGGAGCATTCTTGGCGAACCATGAGCCATTAGTAAAGGCAAGGATTCAAGAACTCCAGAACAGAGGAGCAGCCAGAGCAACTTTAACTTTATCAAAGCATTTAGATAATCTAGAACAGTTAAGAGACAAAGCAATCTCGAACAATGCCTTTGGTGCTGCCGTCACCGCAGAAATAAATAGAGGAAAAGCAGCAGGATTATACGTAGATAGAAAAGAGTTAACAGTCAATAAAACTTCTGATATGACCAAACTAGATATTATTAAACGCATACAAGAATTACACCAGGAGTCAGGAGGCATTTTACCAATACCAACTAGCTATTCTGTGGAGGCTGTTGAGTCCTCGCCCAAAGATAATGTTCTGGAAACAACTTCTGAAAGTGATGAGTCTAATGACTAGGATTCTTTTCTCTGGAAGTCTCCCTAACTCTAATACTGTGGATCGTGACCCCCCTGCACATAGACGCCTTTATAAAAAAACCGTGCGTTGGTTCCTGACAAATGTCCTGCAAAAATTTTGCAAAAAATTTTTAACATGAATAACGACCTAGAACATATTCCACAAGAGTTACTAGCAGAACATTTGGAACTATCCGAACGTCTCGCGGAACTCCAGAAGAAGGAAACAATACAAACAAACTTTATGCCATTCGTAAAAGCCATGTGGACGGACTTTATAGAAGGAGAACACCACAAAATAATGGCAAGAGCCTTTGATCGAATAGCATCAGGCGAACTAAAACGGTTAATTATTAATATGCCACCACGTCATACTAAATCGGAATTCGCCTCCTACCTGTTCCCAGCGTACCTTGTAGGCAAACGACCAGGACTTAAGATAATACAAGCAACTCACACTGCTGATTTGGCTGTTAGATTTGGTCGTAAAATAAGGGATCTAATAGTCACAAAGAGTTTTAGAGAAATATTTCCTAATGTAGAACTAAACCCAGAGAGTAAAGCAGCAGGTAGATGGGAAACTAGAACTATAGACGGTAAAATGAACGGTGAGTACTTTGCCTCAGGTGTTGGTGGTGCATTGGCTGGTCGTGGTGCGGACTTATTTATTATCGACGATCCACATTCAGAACAAGATGCCATGAGTGCAAACGCATTAGATGATGCATATGAGTGGTATATGACAGGTCCAAGACAAAGGTTACAGCCTGGAGGAGCTATCGTCATGGTTATGACACGGTGGTCTAAGAAAGATTTGACTGGTAGAGTAGTTAAAAAGATGATGGAGTCCGACGATGCTGACCAATGGGAGATAATAGAACTGCCTGCTGTACTACCTAGTGGTAAGTCTCTTTGGCCAGGATATTGGCCATTGCCCGAACTAGAGAAAATAAAAGCCTCTATCTCTCCCAGTAAATGGGCAGCAGAGTACATGCAAAATCCGACAGGCGAAGGAGCATCGATAATTAACAAAGAGTGGTTTAAAATATGGGATAGAGACCAACCACCACCTGTAGAGTACATTATACAAAGCTACGACACGGCTTTTTTGAAAACTGAAAGGGCAGATTTTAGTGCTATTACTACATGGGGAGTGTTTTACCCAGAGGGAACGATAGGCGATGAGCAATATACTGGTAACGAAGCACATATTATATTGTTAGACTCTATAAAAGAACGTATGACTTTCCCCGAACTGAAGAAAAAAGCTCTGGAACAATATAAAGAATGGAGTCCTGAATCGGTAATTATAGAAGGAAAAGCATCTGGTATGCCTTTGACTCAGGAACTCCGAGCCATTGGTATTCCAGTGCAAACATTTACGCCAAGCAGGGGGCAGGATAAAGTTGCTAGATTAAATTCTTGTGCTCCATATTTTAGTGGTGGCTATATATGGGTTCCAGAAACAAACTGGGCAGAAGAATTGATGGACGAGGTATCAGATTTCCCTTACGGAGAACACGACGATTTAGTGGATAGTACAACACAAGCACTTATGAGATTTAGACAAGGTGGATTTGTCCGATTAGAGACAGATTTTGACGAAGAACCACTGCCTCGAAGAAAACGAGTTTACTATTAGAGAATTTATAAGTATGATTTAGACTATCCACCTGGATTGGAGAATACATGGCAATAGAAAAAGTAGAGTTAGAGTCGTTATTGAACGGTGAAACAGCCGAAATAGAGGTTCCTGACGAGATGGAAGAGATCTTACCAGAAAATATTGTCATAGAGGGAGAAGAAGAACTTTCAAATATAGACATTGTTCCTGATCCACCAGAAGACATCAACAAAAACTTAGCCGAAATAATAAGCGAAGATGATTTAACAGCGTTAGCTAGTGATCTTTGCTCTGATTTTGACGAAGACGAAGAGTCAAGAAGAGAATGGTTAGAAACTTTTACTAAAGGTTTAGATCTTTTAGGTATAAAAGCTGAAGATAGAAGTGAACCATTTCCTGGAGCGAGTGGTGTACACCATCCTTTGCTATCTGAATCGGTAGCACAGTTTCAAGCACAAGCATATAAAGAACTTTTACCAGCTGATGGACCTGTACAAACACAAATATTAGGTGTTGCTGACACATTAAGAGAGCAACAAGCTCAAAGAGTCAAAGAATTCATGAATTATCAGATTACGTACAACATGGAAGAGTACGATCCTGAACTTGACCAACTATTATTTTACTTACCATTGTCTGGATCTGCGTTTAAAAAGGTATATTATGACCCAGCCAAAGCTCGAGCAGTAAGTAGCTTCGTTATGGCAGAAGATTTTATAGTTTCTTACTCTACAAACGACTTAACAGAGTGTCCTAGAGCTACACATGTAATAGAAATGTCAGGAAACCATATTCGCAAGATGCAAATGGCTGGTTTATACAGAGATTTAGAGATAGGAGCTCCTGCAAACGATTATGAAGGCGATATAGCAGGTGTAAAAGAGAAAATAGACGATATTACAGGTGTTTCAAGACCTACAGACTCTGAAACATACACTGTTTTAGAAATGCACGTCGAATTAGACCTAGAAGGATTCGAAGATACGGTCGACGGAGAGCCTACAGGCGTAGCTTTACCGTATATAGTCACTATAATCAAAGAAAGCATGCAAATACTTTCTATACGTAAGAATTTTGACCCTAACGATCCTCTAAAAAAGAAAATAGAGTATTTTGTACACTATAAGTTCCTTCCAGGATTAGGTTTTTACGGTTTTGGGTTAATACACATGATTGGAGGTTTAAGTAAATCTGCAACCTCACTATTAAGACAATTAATAGACGCAGGGACATTATCCAATCTTCCAGCAGGGTTTAAAGCAAGAGGAATGCGTATCCGAGACGATGATACACCTATTGAACCTGGAGAGTGGCGAGATGTAGATGTTCCAGGTGGCACCATTAGAGATGCACTCATGCCGTTGCCGTACAAAGAGCCGAGTGGTGTATTAGCCCAACTTTTAGGTGTATTAGTAGATAGTGGTCAACGTTTTGCTAATATTGCTGACATGAAGATGGGTGACATGGGACAAGAAGCTCCAGTAGGAACAACTATTGCTATGATGGAACGTGGAAGCAAAATAATGTCTGCAATCCATAAAAGACTACATTATGCACAAAAAATGGAGTTTAAACTTCTTGCGAGAGTTTTTTCTGAGTCTTTACCACCAGAGTACCCATATGATGTAGTTGGAGGTTCAAGAACTGTCTATGCTAAAGATTTCGACGGTCAAGTAGATGTTTTACCTGTAAGTGACCCTAATATTTTCAGCATGAGTCAAAGAGTAGTGTTAGCACAAACTCAACTACAGTTAGCACAAAGTGCACCACAATTACACGATTTACATCAAGCATATTATAAAATGTACAGTGCTTTAGGTGTACAGAATATAGATGAGATACTAATACCTGAAGACGAGGCTATGCCTAAAGATCCAGTACAGGAAAATCAAGATGCATTGATGGGGATGCCTCTAAAAGCATTTTTAGAACAAAACCACGATGCCCACATACAAGCACATATGGCATTTATGCAAAACCCTATGGTACAACAAAACCCTGCTGCATTGTCTGCTTTACAAGCACACATACAAGAGCATCAAGCGTTGAAGTATAGACTACAGGTGCAACAAATTATGGCAGAACAAGGAATGCAATTGCCTGAACCTGGACAACCTGTGCCCATGGAAGTAGAGAACCAGATAGCTATGATGGCAGCACAAGCAACACAACAGATTACAGGACAAGAACAAGCTCTTATACAAGCACAGCAAATAGCACAACAACAACCTCAAGTAGACTTAGCTAATAAACAACTAGAGTTACAACAAATGGAAATACAACGTAAAGCTCAAGCTGACCAATTACGAGCTCGAACAGAGCTTACCAAAGCAGAGCTAGACGCACAAACATCTCTCGCAAAAGCAGATAAGAATGAAGATATAGCTCAACAGAGAATTGCTGCTCAACGAGAAAAAGATGCAATGGACGCTGAACTTAAAACACAAAAATCTTACAGCGAAATATTAAAACAAGTAAAAGATGCAGAGGATAGAACTGATGGGTAAAGATACACACAGAACACAAGACGGTAGAACTGTTAAAAAAGGTTTATATTACAATATAAATCAAAAGAAAAAACGTGGTGAAAAAATGAGAAAACCTGGAGAGAAAGGTGCTCCTAGTAAACAAGATTTCGAAGATGCAGCTAAAACTGCGAAAAAAGCTGGTGGTGGCTTGTATAAAATGGCAGACGGTGGATTGAAAAACGGAATGCCTGGAGGCACAATGGTTAAAATGAGAGACGGTGGTGTTTTCGTGCAAAGTAAAGGCTGTGGAGTAACTGACAACAAACGTAGAAAACCAACACAACTTAAATAGGAGTTATTATGCCAAAAGGAAAAGGATACGGTAAAAAGAAAAAGAAAGATAAGAAAAAGAAATAAGTTATGGGTAAAGGTCAGAAACACTATAAAAGAGATGGAACTGAGTTTAAAGGCAATACACATAAAATGCCTAACGGACATTTACATTCTAACAAAACTCACACTAAAACGAGTGTAAGATTATTCCATTTTAATGAATTAAGTAAAACAGCTAAACTAAAAGCTAAAAAAGGTACATAGGAGTTATTATGCCAAAAGGTAAGTCAGGAGAGTATTCTCCCAAACAGAAAAAAATTGCAGCTATGGCTGGAGATCCAAAAGTTTTAGAAGGAGAAGATTTTAAGGCTTTACGTGGAAAGAAAAAATTAAAAGGTGGTGGAATGTATAAGGAGATGAAAGACGGAGGTCTTTTTGATGGTAAAGTTAAAACTAAAGGTGTTGGAGCTGCAACACAAGGGATTCACCACAAACCTTAATGGATTACATTAAAGTCGTAGAGTACTTGTTAAAAAAGTACAGGGATCGTATTTCCTCACTTGAGGAGACGCTTTCATCAGGTGGTGTTGCAAATCATGAGCAATACCAACGTGTCGTCGGAGAGATATCAGGTCTTCGCTCTGCCGAACAAGAAATAATTGACCTGCAAAAGAATATGGAGAAAGAAATAGATGAGTGAAACTATACCAAAAACTGTCGATAATTTTGGAACAGTAAAAAAGAAAATGGAAGAAGAAGTCAAAGATACACAAATGACACCTGAAACAGCTACTTCACAAAAAGATTTACTGCCTGTACCTACAGGGTATAGAGTATTGATACTTCCTAGAGGAAGAGCTGCAGTTACAGACGGTGGTATTATTTTAGACAAAGGAACAATAGAAAGAGACACTATATCCTCAGTTGTAGGATATGTTATTTCTCTTGGACCAGACGCTTATAAGGATCCTGCAAAGTTTCCTGAGGGTGCATGGTGCAAAGAGGGAGAATGGGTGCTGTTCGGCAGGTATGCTGGAGCTCGGTTTAAAATAGATGGAGGAGAACTTCGCCTTCTAAACGATGACGAGATCTTAGCTAGAATACCTGACCCTGAAGCAGTAGATTACTAAATATAACATGGAGAAAGCCATGCAACAAGAAGAAATGCTTGCCAAAGAAGAAACAGTAGAAGTAGAACTTCCTACTGAAGAAAAGGAAGAAGAATCACAGAAAGAGAAACTGGAGGTAGTTGAAGAACAACCTACAGAAAATAAATCTGAGCAAGAAGAGTATAGTGAGGGTGTTCAAAAACGAATAAACAAACTTACCTACAAACTCAGAGAATCAGAAAGACAAAGTGAAGAAGCTATTTCTTGGGCTCAAAAAGTACAAGAAGAGAACGAGAAACTTAAGAAAAAAGCTGATTCTGCTAACACAGCAATGTTTTCTGAGTATGACAATAGAATATCTACTGAATTAGAAGCAGCAAAAGCTGAGTACAAAGAAGCTTTTGACAAAGGAGATACAGAAGCTATTGTCGCAGCCAACGAGAAATTATCCAGACTTTCTGTAGAAAAAGAAAGTCTCCGTAGAGTCTCTGAACAAAAGAAAAAGAAAGCTGAACAGGGTGAAACACAAACACCTGATGAAACTGCTTCTTTTGTACCTAATAATGCTGGTGCACCTGTACCAGATAAAAAAGCTCAAGACTGGGCTGCTAGAAACACATGGTTTGGACAAAACCAAGGTGCAACTTTCGCAGCATTTGGTATACATCGTGAGTTAATGGAAGAAGGATTCGATGGAACAACTGATGGGTATTATGAAGAATTAGACAAGAGACTTGCTAATTTTGGTATTACCACCGATAATGGTTCTCGAGAACAAGTTTCTGACTCTCCCGTGCAGAGAGTTGCTAGTCCCACAAGACAAGCTAGAAGTAATAAAGCACGCAGTAAGACTATTAAACTCACACAGAGTCAAGTAGCAATAGCGAAAAAACTCGGTGTGCCTCTTGAAGAGTATGCTAAATATGTTAAATCAAATTAAAAGGAGTATAAAATGACAGACAAAGATACTAATAACGTAGAACAATCTGTTGCTTCTGATCGATCTCCTCGATCTGCACAAGCACGAGAAAAAGAGTCTCGCAGAACACCATGGAAACAACCCTCTGCATTAGATGCACCTCCTGCCCCACCAGGATTTAAACATCGATGGATAAGAGAGTCTATATTAGGTCAGGATGACAGAACTAACATGTCCAAACGTTTACGTGAAGGATTTGAGCCTGTTCGTGCTGAAGAATATCCAGACTTTGAAGCTCCAACGATTAATGATGGTGTGCACGCAGGTGTAATCGGAGTAGGTGGATTGATCCTGGCTAGAATACCTGAGGAGACAGTTAAAGAGAGGCAAGCATATTTTGATAATATGACTGCTGATGCAATGAATGCTGTCGACACAGATTTAATGAGAGAAAGTAATCCTTCGATGCCTATTAGTCAACCTAATAGATCAACGAAAGTGACTTTCGGTAAAGGATCTTAATTTTATAATTAAGGTAAATTTAACACATATATATTATAGGTGAATAAAAATGGCGAATATTAATGACCCAGATGGTTTCACTCCCGCATATCATATGTCTGGTGGCGTAATCAGACCTCAAGAGTTTGCAATAGCAAGTGCTACAAATGCATCGATTTTTTCAGGTGACGTAGTAAATCTCTCGAGTGGTTATGTTATACAGGGTACTGCAACAGGTACTCCTCTAGGCGTATTCTATGGAGTGGAATATACAGCAACGTCAGGTGAAAAGATCTTCTCAAAGATGTGGACAGCTGATACTGCTACTTTAGGTTCTGCAGATGCAAAAGCCTATGTGTATGTTGACCCTGATATTGTTTACGAGGCTCAGTCTACTGGTACTCCTACACAAGCATCAATAGGTACAACTAACACTATAAGCACAACTGCAGGTGATACATCAACAGGTAGATCAAAAGAGGGTGTGACAACCACAACTTCTAGTGGTATTGCGACAGTAGTAGGCTTCCCAGATAAGCCAAGCAATTCTATTGGACAATACGCTAGAGTATACGTGACGTTCCCAGCCTCTGTGTTCGGTAATTCATAAGGAGTATAGATAATGGCAATTAACAGAGCCCAATTAGTGGCAGAACTAGAGCCTGGATTAAATGCTCTTTTCGGATTAGAATATAGCAGATACGAAAACGAACATGCTGAAATTTTTGATACAGAAAATTCAGACAGAGCGTTTGAGGAAGAAGTTATGTTATCAGGCTTCGGTGAAGCTCCTGTGAAAGGCGAGGGTGCAGCAGTCACTTACGACTATGCTCAAGAAACTTTCACAGCTAGGTATTCACACGAAACCGTAGCATTAGCTTTCTCTCTCACAGAAGAAGCTATAGAAGACAATCTGTACGACAGTATATCAGCTAGATACACTAAAGCGTTAGCTCGTTCTATGAGTCAAACGAAACAAGTGAAAGCAGCGAATGTACTAAACAATGGTTTCTCAACTTCCTTTCCAGGAGGCGACGGCAAACCATTAATGACAACAGATCATCCAACTTTAACAGCTGGTGATCAGTCTAACGAACCCAGCACTGCTGCGGATTTAAACGAGACTTCTTTAGAAAATGCAATGATTGACATTGCAGCTTTTAAAGATGAGCGTGGTTTAAAAACTAACGTTCAAGCTAGAAAGCTAATCGTACCACCAGCACTGCAGTTCGTTGCAGATAGATTGTTAAACACTCCAAACAGAGTTGGAACTTCTGACAATGATATTAATGCTCTTAAAAATATGAGTATGCTTCCTGACGGTTACACAGTTAACCATTTCTTAACAGATACAGATGCATTCTTCATTAAAACAGATGCTCCTAACGGATTAAAGCATTTTGTTAGAGCTGCAATGTCAACTGGCATGGAAGGCGACTTCGAGACAGGAAATATGCGATACAAAGCTAGAGAAAGATATTCTTTCGGATTTAGTGATTGGAGAGGCATATACGGATCTCCTGGAGCGTAAGTTCTAAACGATCTTTAGGAAGGGAGCATTTAGCTCCCTTTCTTTTTTTGCAGAAGTGATATATCATAAAAGTCTAGGATTTATTAACTTGTTTTACTAACTGACCTAGCAGACAAGCCAAGATAGTAAAACTTATTTTTCGGGAGAAAAATTATGGCAAAATCAACCTTTTCAGGTCCTGTAAGGTCATTAGCAGGATTTATTTCAGCAGGTAATGCTAACGTAGTTAGTTTAACTGCAGACACAACACTCACAGTAGATGCACACGCAGGTAAAGTTCTTACTTGTAATGATGCAGACGGTAAATTTACTTTACCAAGTATCGTAGCTACTGCTCCAGGAAGAGACGACGACCCAAACCAAACTAATAACTTAGGTGCTACTTTTACTTTTGTAGTAGAAACTGCAGCTACTGATATGGATATTCTTACTGACGGAACTGATAAGTTCGTAGGTGGTTTATATCTAGGTAAGAGTGACGCAGCAGGTAAAACTTTTATGTCAGGTGCTAGTAATGACGTCATTACTTTAAACGGTACTACTAAAGGTGGTATAGTTGGTACTGTAATTAAAGTGACTGCTATAGGTGCAGCCAAGTACGCAGTTGAAGGTATCGTTCTTGCTTCTGGTACTGTGGTTACTCCATTCGCAGACGCATAGGAGTAGGATATGGCAGATGCAGTAACCTCAACAACAATTGTTGACGATGATAGAAAAGCTGTTATACAGCTTACTAACACGTCTGATGGTACTGGTGAATCAGCTGTCACTAAAGTCGATGTAAGTGCACTAGCTACAAGAAGTACTGATGGTGCTACTTGTACAGGTTGTAAAGTTAGTAGAATAAACTATTCAACTTTCGGCATGAGTGTAAAGTTATTATGGAACGCTAGTACAAATACTATATGTTGGGATTTAAATTCTGACTATAGTGATGACATAGATTTTTCCTACATGGGTGGTCTGCAAAATACTGCAGCAGCAAGTGGGAAAACAGGTGACATAAAACTAACTACCACTGGACACGCTAGTGGTGATTCTTACGTTATAGTGTTAACAGTTGTAAAAGAGTACTAAACACATGGCGACCTCAGGGACGAAAACATTTAGTTTAGACACAGCACAGGTTATAGAAGAAGCCTATGAACTTGCTGGTCTTGAGTTAAGAACAGGATATGATGCCAGGACTGCTAGAAGATCATTAAACATTATGTTTGCTGATTGGTCCAATCGTGGTATAAATCTTTGGACAGTAGAACAAGTTTCATTAGATTTTACTAATGGAACTTCTTCCTACACTTTAAACTCTTATGATGTTGACGTCCTAGAGGCTATAGTGCGTGTCTACGACAGCACAAGCAGTTCTACATACAGTGACATAACTTTAGAACGTATAAGTAGATCTGAATATTTAAACATACCAGATAAAACTTCTAAAGGCAGACCTTCTCAATATTTTGTAGAAAGAAAAGAAACGCCAGTTTTACACGTATACCCTACGCCAGATGACACTACAACTTATAAATTTATTAGTTACAGAGTACAAAGAATAGACGACATTACTGCTTCTACACAAGATCAAGAAGTACCTAGTCGATTTATACCCTGTATGTCTTTAGGATTAGCATATCAAATAGCATTAAAAAAGAATCCACAAAAGTCTCCGTTGTTAAAAATGGAGTATGAAGAAGCATTTAAAAGAGCTGCAGATGAAGACAGAGACAGAGCAAGTATAAAACTTACTCCGAGGATAGGGTACTAATGGCATACGCAAGAGGTAAAAACGCATACGGTATATGTGACATAAGTGGGTTTAGATATAAATTAAACACTATGAAAAGAACTTGGGATGGTTTGTTGGTTGGACCAGATATGTACGATCCTAAACATCCACAGCTTGAGCCAAAAAGAAATGTATCAGACCCAGAAGCATTACTTAATGCTAGACCAGATGTTAAGTCAACCATACATCTAGGAACAGTTTTAATAAAAAACCCAGTAAACAGTGCAGGAGTTAGTTCACCAATTATGTATGCTTTAAATAGCAATACCATAGGTTCCAGTTTTACAGGGCAACAAGCAACAGCAGAGCTTGGAGGAGTCAGTGTAACCACATGAGTTGGACTAATACTACATTAACTACAGCTATTAAAGAATATTTAGAGAATACAGAGTCGTCTTTTGTTTCAAACATCCCTAACTTTATAAAAGCAACAGAAGAAAAAATTTTAAAAAGTGTACAATTAGATGAATTTAAAAAGAATGTGACAGGCACAGGCACAGCTGATAACACATATTTAACTATGCCTACCGATTTTTTAGCTCCATTTAGTTTAGCAGTTATAGACGAAAACAATACGTACACTTTTTTAAAACTAAAACATGTGTCGTTTATAAGAGACTACACTCCAGTTGCTTCCACTACAGGAAGTCCACAATACTATGCTGAGTTTGATAGCGATACATTTATACTTGCACCAACACCTAACAGCAATTTTACATTTGAGTTACACTATTTCTACAGACCTCAATCCTTAACAGACAGTTCATCAACAACATGGATGTCAGAAAATGCAATAAATGCACTACTTTACGGAAGTCTAGCTGAAGGTGCTATGTATTTGAAAAATTTTGAATCAATACCAGTTTACGAACAACGTTTCCAAGAAGCTATTATGATGCTAAAAAATCTTGGGGAAGCCAAAAGCACTAGAGACCAATATAGGTATGGTGAAATAAGAAGAGAACCACAAGCGTGATAGAAATAGATACTACATCTACATTAGGATCCATAGGTGTTTCTACTACTGAGTATAAAGGTCACAGTCCTGAGTTTTGGGCAGAACGTTGCACAGAAAGAATATGTGGCATTTCTGATAATTCAGAACCACATATTCGTCAACAAGCTGAAGCTTACAGAGTAGCTATATATTCTGCAATATTATATTATATGAAACAAGCAATGAACAGTCAAGTTGTGACTATGAAAAATGTTTTAGAACAACAAGGTCACAGAGATTTGGCTAAGATAATAAAGGAGCTTTAAAAATGGCAATTACATCAACATTAACCACTAGTTTTAAAAAAGAACTTTTAGAAGCCACGCATAATTTTTCTGCTTCTGGCGGTAATAGTTTTAAACTAGCTTTATTCACTAGTTCAGCGTCACTGGGAGAAAGTACAACTGCGTACTCAACTTCTAATGAAGCTAGTGGAACTAACTATACTGCAGGAGGAGGAGCACTTACTAATGTTGCACCTACTTCAAGTGGTACTACTGGGTTCACAGATTTCGCTGATCTTACTTTTAGTAACGCTACGGTTACTGCTAGAGGTTGTCTTATTTATAATAGCACCAATAGTGATAAAGCAGTAGCAGCAATCGACTTTGGTGGTGACAAAACATCAACCGCAGGTGACTTTACTATAGTTTTCCCAGCAGCAGCAGCAAGCACAGCGATTATACGTATAGCCTAAAATGTCTCAGTACCTAAATGGCTGGGGACGGGGAACTTGGGGACAACTTGATTACGGTCAATCAGCAGTTCCTCTTGAAATAACCGCACCATCAGCAGGATCAGTAGGTACACCAGTTGCAACAGTAAATGCTCAGGCTATAGCATCAGTAGCTGGAGTTACTGCCAGTTTAGGTAGTGTAACTGTTACTATACAAGCTGACGCTAATGTAACTCCTGCAACTCAATTAGCTGCAGCAAATTTAGGTACAGCCACAACAACTTCAGTAAATAATATTTCTGTAGATGGTTTAGCTAGTACATCAGCTTTAGGTACGGCAACTTTATCAACAAACAATAATTTAGATGTTTCTTTAGATTTCGCTGAGGGACTTTTAGGAAGTGCTTCACCAGTTAGTAATAATAATTTATCAGTTTCTGGTTTTAGTGGTACGTCAGCTCTAGGTACAAGTTCAATCAGTACAGTAAATAACGTTTTTATAGATGGTGTTTCTTGTACTGCTTCTTTAGGAACAGTCACTACAGTTTGTAAAGCAAACATAGATATAACAGGGGTTTCAGCGACAGGATCTGTAACCGATGTATTAGTATGGGGTCTTGTAGATGATACACAAACTCCCAACTGGGAAGAAGTCGCTTAACTTTTATGGAAAAACAACTTATAATAAATTTGCACGGAGAAAAACATGGCAACATACGTAAATGATTTAAGGCTAAAAGAAATCGCAACAGGTGATGAGGCTGGTACTTGGGGAACAAGTACAAACACAAATTTAGAGCTAATCGCTGAAGCTTTTAGTTTTGGCACAGAAGCTATAACTACTAACGCAGATACGCACACAACCACAATAGCAGACGGTTCTACTGACCCAGGCAGATCAATATTTTTAAAATACACAGGTACACTTGATTCAGCTTGTACTATTACGTTAGGTCCAAACACAGTTTCTAAAATGTGGTTTATTGAAAACGCAACCACAGGCTCACAAAATATAATTATTTCTCAAGGTAGTGGTGCAAACGTCACCATACCAGCAGGTCATGTAAAAGCTGTTTATTCAGACGGAGCAGGTTCTGGAGCAGCAATAGTAGACGCTTTTACCGATTTAAACCTAGCAGGAACTACAACAGTAGATGTTTTAGCTGGTAGCGGTAACGCAACTATAGGTGGAACACTAGGAGTTACAGGTGCTGTAACAGCAGATGCAGGTGTTTCTATAGACAACATAACCATAGACGGAACAGAAATAGATTTATCAAGTGGTGACTTAACTATAGATGTAGCAGGAGATATTAATCTTGATGCTGATGGTGCAGATATTAATCTAAAAGATGGTGGCACAGCTATGGGTAGATTAGGTCTTGAAAATGGAGATTTGAATATTGCATCTTCTCAACAAGACTATGATATTAAATTCAAAGGCAATGATGGCGGTGCTACTATTACAGCCCTATCCCTTGATATGTCAGAGGCAGGTGCGGCAACATTTAACAATAAAATTATTGCAACAGAATTAGACATCTCAGGAGATGTAGATATAGATGGTACATTAGAAACAGATGCTTTATCTATTGCAAGCACTACTGTTACTGCAACAGCAGCAGAATTAAACTTTAGTGACGGAGTAACTTCCAACATACAAACTCAACTAGATACAAAAGCCTCAACAGGTAAAGCCATTGCTATGGCTATAGTATTCGGATAATATAGGAGACAATTATGGCATCAGTAAATATAGTAAACGTAACATCCATTTTACCATTCACAATTAATGGTGCAGTTACAACTTCAAATCAGGACATTATAGATGTAGCTGCGGATAAACTGTATAAAATAAACACAATATTAATTTCAAACATAGATGGTACAAATGCAGCAGATATAAGTGTTTCAATATCAACAGACAATGGTAGCTCATCAAGAGCTATAGCATCAACTATTTCAGTACCAGCAGACTCAACATTATCTTTAATATCTACTACTCTTTATTTAGATGAAACAGATATATTGAAAATACAGGGTAGTGCTAATAATGATTTAGAATACACAGTTTCTGGTGAAATATTAGATGATGCGTAAGGAGTTTATATATGGCTCACTTTGCAGAACTTGATAGCAATAACGAAGTAATCCAAGTAGTTGTAATATCTAATGATGATATAGACGCTAATGGTGGTGATTATTCATCCGAAGCTGAAACTTACGTTTCTAATTTAATACCACACTCAGAAAATGGTGTCGCTTGGAAACAAACTTCTTTTAACAATAATCAACGCAAAAAGTATGCAGGTATAGGATTTATCTATGATGCAACAAAAGATAAATTTATTTCTCCAAAACCTTTTAATTCTTGGACATTAGACACCAATGATGATTGGCAGGCACCTGTAACTCTTCCTAATGTTACAGAAATAAACTCTAATACTATTGAAATTTCATGGTACGAACCTAATCAAGAATGGAGGGGTAAAACTTATACAGGTAGAGATTTAGAAATAGAAACAGACTATGTGTGGAATGCAAGTAGTCTCGAATGGAGAGAAATTTAATTATGTCAATTGGTAATGGTGGAATAATTGGTCCAGATAATGACCCAACAACAAGCACTCAAAGTGAAGTAATAACTACTTTTAATTCTAGTGGTACTTTAACTACAGCAACACACACAACAGAACTACAATACCTTATTATCGCAGGTGGCGGTGGTGGTGGAGGTCATCCTGTAGCTCCAACATTTACTGTTGGTTCAAGAGGCGGAGACTCTTCTATAGCAGGAGCACCTATAACAACTGTTACTTCAACTGGAGGAGGTGGTGGTGATACAGGTTATTTTCTACCTAATCCTGGAACACAACCTGGAGGTTCTGGTGGCGGAGGAGGTCGTTACGCTACTGGTACTGGAACAGCTGGTCAAGGTTTTAATGGAGGTGCTGGTACAAGAGGGGCTCATCAAGGAGCAGACCTTTCTGGTGGCGGTGGCGGTGCAGGTGCCGTAGGACAAAACCATCAACCGCATAATTCACCACCTAGAAAAAGTGGAGACGGTGGTGCTGGTGTCGCATCATCAATAACAGGATCACCCGTGACTAGAGCAGGTGGTGGCGGTGGTTCAAGCAACTATGTTAATTCTCCATTACAAACAGGTTCTGGTGGATCTGGTGGTGGTGGAAATGGAGGCAACCAAGGTTATACAGGCACTAGCGGTACAGCTAATACTGGCGGTGGCGGTGGCGGTTGGACAGATGGTATTACTGGCTTCCAAAACTTTGGTGGCGGTGGTGGAGCTGGAGGTTATAGATGTTCTGTGCCAGGAGAAAACTCTGGAGGTGGAGCATCAGCTGAATCCACACTTACTGTTGTAGGTGGTACAAATTATACTATTACTGTTGGAGCTGGAGGAGCAGGAGCAGCAACACCTGCACCAAGTGGTTCAAGCACGAATGGTGGTTCTGGTGTGGTTATAACTAAAGAACCTGAAGTAGATTTTGTATCTGGAGCTTCAGGAGTTTGGAATTTAGATGAAGTTTACGATTTTGTAAAAGCTGGTACTTGGACAAATTAACCACCATATAAAATGAATCTAAAATGGTATTACTGGTACTTTCAGTCAGCTATACCAGAAAGAATATGTGATGAAATAGTGCGTTATGGTGAAGAGCAAAATAAAGAAATAGCTCTTACAGGTAATTCACAAAAAGAAAATCTATCTAATACAGAACTAAAAAATATACAAAAGAAACGCAAGTCTGATGTTGTTTGGATGTCAGACCGATGGATATATAGGGAAATACAACCCTATATTTATCAAGCAAATGCAAGTGCTGGATGGAATTTTCAATGGGATTGGTCAGAGGCTTGTCAATTTACTGAGTATAAAAAAGATCAATTTTATGACTGGCATTGTGATTCACATGAAGAACCATACGATCAACCAGAAAATCAAAATGTACATGGTAAGCTAAGAAAACTAAGTATGACCGTATCACTTACCGATCCTAAAGAATATGAAGGTGGCGATCTAGAGTTTGATTTTAGAAATACAGACAAAGGTTCTCAGCCAAGAATATGTAAAGAAATAAGAGAAAAAGGTAGTATAATTGTTTTTCCTTCTTTTGTTTGGCATAGAGTAAAGCCAGTTACAAAAGGAATAAGACACTCTTTAGTGTGTTGGAATTTAGGATATCCATTTAAATGATTACAGAACTAAAAAATCCCGTTACAGAAAATTATAAAAATTTAAAAAATTTAGTATTAAGCAACAACTTTCCTTGGTATTACCTTGATAAAACTGTTTCTGATACAGATGAAGAAGACATGGGTTTTTTTGCTCATTGTTTATTGGGCAGACCAACACATCAAAGTTATGGTAAACAAGTTCCTGCTATACCTGAAAGAGTATCTACCTATTTTGATGAATGTTATTTTATTTTGAAAGAAATACTTGATTTTAACAATATTGACATAGAAGTTATGTATCGTATGAATATAAACATGACACCACATAGTTCCGTTAAATCTAGCGTACCGCATATAGATTTAAACTTTCCCCATAAAGTCGTTATAGTTTATTTAACAAAATTTTCACAAGGTAGAACAATAGTATTAGGAGAAGATAATCAAAAATTTTATTCAAATCCAAAAGAAGATAGTGTCATTATGTTTGACGGCAACCTCGAACATTATCAAGAATGTCCAGATATAGATGAAAAAAGAATAGTTATAGTTGCAAATTTTTTATGAGTTTTAAACAAGATAAATACCAAATAATTAAAAATGCTGTATCAAAAGAATTAGCAGATTTTTGTTATCAGTATTTTTTAAATAAAAGAATGGTGGCAAGACATTTATTTGATGAAAAATATATATCCCAGTTTACCGAATACTTTGGTGTATGGAATGATCCACAAATACCCGAAACATATTCACATTATGCAGATATAGTTATGGAAACTTTATTACAAAAAGTTAAACCAATTATGGAAAAAGAAGCAGGTGTAACGTTAATAGAAACTTATTCGTACGCAAGAATTTATAAAAAAGGTGATGAATTAAAACGACACAAAGATAGACCTTCATGCGAAATATCAACTACTATGAACTTAGGTGGAGATCCATGGCCAATATATTTAGAACCTGATATTAAAGTAAACTTAAATCCAGGCGATATGCTTATGTATCGTGGTTGCGATTTAGAGCATTGGCGTGAGCCATTTACAGGTAAAGATTGTGCACAAGTTTTTTTACACTACAATGATGCGAGTGGTAAAAACGCTAAACAAAATAAATTTGATACTAGACCCATGTTAGGATTACCAGCTTTTTTTAAACAATAATGTATGAAACTTATTATTGTGATATTTTAGAAAATATAAACAATAAAATTTTCTTAAAAAAACTTAATACTTTTATTAAAAACAATCCTTGTTGTAAAAACTATCCAAAATGCGAACACGCAAGAATACAATCTGATGGAACTTTATATAAAAACTTTAAAGAACTAAATAAATCTATTGATATTACTGTATTTAAATATTTAGGCTATCGACCAAATATTTTACATAAAAAATGTTGGGTATTTTTAAATAAAGCAGGCGAAGAAATAGACTCAATAAGGCATAACCATGCAGATAATTGTCAAAACTACAACATATCAGCAATAGCTTATTTAACTAAAACAAATTTTGGTACTAAGTTTTTCGATAGTAATAAAATTAGACCTGAAATAAATTGTTGGAATGTATTTGATTCAAGGCTATATCATCAAGCTGAAAAAGGAATACCTAAAATAGATAGATATGTTTTAGCTTTTGACGTAGCTATAGGCGATTAACCGTTTTTACACTATAATAATATTAAATCTGTAAATGCAGATTAAACTAAAGGAGAAACTAAATGACAATATTAAATATATTTTCATGGGTGACAACTATAATAGCCATTGCATCATTTATTGCAGCTATCACACCAACACCGCAAGGTAATTGGTGGCTATCAAAACTTTACAAAGTAATTGATTGGTGTGCGTTAAATGTTTTAAAAGCAAAGGATAAGTAAAATGAGTTTTTTTAAAAGATTATGGGGTAATTTAACTAATACAGAAGAGGTAAAAGTTAGAGCTCGTAACAAAAAAGGTCATTATGTAGCTGATGATAAATCTACACCAGATGTAAATGAAGCTTGGACTACTAAAAGAGTTAAAAAAACTAAAAAGAAATGAAATTTTTTAAAGACTCTACATTAGCAGAAGCTCTTGAAAGAGAAAATGCAATACGTTTTGAATATATTGAAAAACGTTTAGATGAGGGTTCTTTAAAATTTAAACGTTTAGAAAATTTAATCTGGGGAGTATATCCATTTATAGTAGGTGCTATAGTTGTAGCTAGTTTTGTATAAATGGAAGCTGCAGTTACAGTAATACAGGAAGTTGGTTTTCCTATAGCAGCAGCAATAGGTCTTGGTTGGTTTATCTATAAGTTAGTTATACGTATTGTTGATGGCATGGAAGCTAAACTGGACACTCTTGATGAAAAAGTAGAAGCACAAATAGCAGCCATAGAAGAACGTTTAGGAACAAAACTAGACTCACAACACGGTATTTTAGTGGCTCTAATAGATAGAGTACGTAGCTTAGATAACGAAATTATTAGACAAGATACTATGATAAAAACAATACTAGGAGTTCCGCAATTAATAAACCAAGATAAAATTGCTAAGGCGGACAGAGATGACCAAAGAAAAGACTAAAAAACAATTAGAAAAAGAACAGCTTGAAAAAGATAAATTAATTTGGTCACTGACACTTATAGGTATAGTTTTAATCATAGGTATTTTTGTACAAAATATCAAAGCCGACCAAATAGTTCATAAATTTAAAAACCCTTCTTTTAGTGGTATAAATACCTCATCACACTACCTAACAATTGAAAACCAAGAATTCAACCGTAAGATGTCTATCAAAGAAGAGTTGAAAGCATTACAAGAACAAATAGAAAGAGATAAAGAAAATACTACATTAGCTAGATTTATTAGGAATTTAGAGAGTCGTATCTATGCTCAGCTTTCAAGACAGCTAGTAGAAAATTTATTCGGAGAAACTCCTAGTACATCAGGTGTTTTGAACTTAGAAGGAAACACGATAGAATACAGTATTGAAAACGATATTATAACTTTAAAAATAACTGACGCAGATGGAAATATTACCGAGATACAGTTGCCTATTGGCGATTTTGCTTTCTAGTTGTAGTTTATTATCTGTAAATGACACTATTGTAAAAAGCAAAACAGCACCTAGTGTTTTAGAAATACAATCTAAAGAATTACTTAACGTAAAACAGCCTAAAGTTCCTATTGTAGTTGCTGTTTATCCGAACAGTTTTACAGACCAAACAGGACAACGTAAAAGCAATAGTGAGTTTGCTTTGTTTTCTACTGCTGTAACTCAAGCACCAAGTCATCTATTAATCAGAAGTTTAAAACATACTGCTGATGGTAAATTTTTTAGAGTAGCTGAAAGAGTAGGCTTAGATAATCTTACGAAAGAAAGACAACTTATACGTTCTGCTAGAGAACAAAACGAAAAGTCTGATGGACCCAAACCTATTATGCCATTACTTTTTGCAGGAGTTTTAATGGAAGGTGCCGTAATTGGCTATGATACAAATATTAAAAGCGGTGGTAGAGGAGCTAGATATTTAGGTATAGGAACAAGCAAACAATACCGTGTAGACAATATAACCATTACTTTACGCATGGTGTCTATAGCTACTGGAGAAGTCTTAATAGACGTTTTAATTAATAAACAGTTGTACAGTTATGGTAGATCACAAGATGTTTTTAGATTCATTGAAGCAGGAACAGAACTGGTTGAGATAGAGACAGGAGACGCTGAAAATGAACCAACAACGTTAGCTTTACAAAGGGCTATAGAAGAGGCAGTTTTGCAAATAGTAAAAATAGGTTATGATAAAGGTTTCTGGGAGGTACAGAATGAAAATACTGATTAGTTTATTACTAACCTCTACATTTATTTTTGCTGCTGATAACGAAATATATGTTGATCAATCAGGTGCCACAGCAAATATTGATTTAGAACAACTTGGATCTGGCAACATCATAGGAGGCTTGAACTCTTCTGCTGGTTCTTTAACAGCATTAGACTTAGATGGTCTTACTTTGACTCTAGATATAAACCAAATAGGTGACACTAATAAATTTCTAGGAGATATTTATGGTGACTCTATAACAGGTTTTTTTGAGTTTGATGGTGATAGTAATACCTTTACTATACAAGGAGATCCAACAAATACTTATGGTATAGATAATTCAAATTATAATGTAGATGTAACAGGAAGTTCTAATACTTTTACTTTAGATCATGGTACAACTGCATTAGCTGCAACATTAGATTTAGATTGGATTATACAGGGTGATAGTAACACTTTTGATTTTGATATAAATTATGACGGTGGTACCAGCTATGTAGATGTAGACGGTGATAGTAATACAGTGAATTTTACAGGCTCGGGTTATGCAGGTGGATATTTCTATTTAGATCAAACTGGTAACTCAAGAACTTTTAACATTACACAATCAAGTACATTAGATAATGACTGGCTTAAGATTACATCTATTGGCAATAGTGGTACTGTTTGCGTCA